TGGTAGAAATAGTGCGCGCCGTCTGAAAAAGTCCGCGCATGAAACGTGACATGACAACGACGATGTTGGGTTCACATTGAAATCGTCTTCAGCATACCACGCGACACGCCGTATTCTACGCCGTTTCCATTGCAACGTTGATGCAACGTTGGGGGTGAGTATGCTGTCGCATGTCGGAATGAATTTTGGAGGACGCGTGGCGTCCTTGTGGGTGTCGTTCCGGCAAGCGGTTCGGTGGTGCTCCTTGTCTCTTGGTTAAGGATTCCGACCGTTGGGACGTTTGTGTTCATAAGGAGCACCGCTAGGGACAGTTGGCTGAGTCTGGTTTAAGGTAGTCGCTTCGAAAGCGACCGACTCTAACGGGTCCGGGAGTTCGAATCTCTCACTGTCCGCAGATGGCATCTTCCTAGGTAAGGTGCGATTCGGTTTCAAGTCCAATGCGAGAGGCTTGTTGGTACCGCCGTTTGATCTCGCACATGGTTCCTATCGCTCTTGTGGGAGTGTTAGTCACGCGTGGGTTTCTGGCTCTTCTTGACCATGCGTGGTGAGATGCCGGTTCGAATCCGGCTGGGGACCCTTTGAGGGTGGATGAATCCCGGAATATAGTGTGTTGCGTTTGGATTGTCCGTGAGATTTTGTTCATCCTCGTTTCTTGTGCCGGTCCCATCCGGTGTCGCCTATATGGCTGCGCCATTTGTTTTTTGGGGCTGACTTGCAATCCTGTTGGCACAGCCTTTTGGTTGTCGGGTTCGATTCCCGAGGTTTGCTCTAGGTTTCATGGGGGTAGCTGCCTGTGAGATCGATGGTATTGCTCGAATATCCCCGCTGGAACATGTGGGGGATAAAGAGGCTCCCTGCCTTAATCAGGTGGTTGATGACCGAAGGGGAGGCACGGCCAAACGGGTGCATATATACATACACGTTCCTTGCCGTTGGTGGTAAAAGCCAGTCCACCATTCCGCTGTCATGCCAACTTGGACAATAACTAAGTTGGGTTTGGAATGTTGGCAGAGTGGTTTAATGCAACTGTCCCGAAAGCAGTCGCACTGTGAAGTGCCGGAGGTTCGAATCCTTCACATTCCGCGTTGGGGAAGTAGTACTACCCCCGAAGGCAAGCGCCTACCGCTGGCGTTGGCTTGTCTGGAAATGAAAGCGGCGGACGCTTCCGTTAACGGCGACTCGGTGGATGGTCACGCTTCATGGGTGTGACCATCCACATATGGCATTGGTGCAACCGGTAGCATGGCGGTCTCCAAAACCGTCGATGTTGGTTCGAGTCCAACATGCTGTGCTCAGCCTACCCACAGGTTGTGGGAAAGGTCTTCGGAGTCGTCTTGCGGCGGCTCTAGTTTTAGCTGACCCGCCTAGTCTGCGGGAACAGTCTCCTGAGTCGCTGCGGCGGCTCTTGCTTTTGGATGCTTGGCAGAGTGGCTTATTGCACCACCTTGCTAAGGTGGCGACCGGGAACGGTTCGGGGGTTCGACTCCCTCAGCATCCGCGCGCCGTGGCTGGCGGTAAAAAGCCATTTTTGCCATTGGATTTCCTTATGGCGGTTTGGGTTAGATGCCGGGTAATCCCCATGTTTTTGGTGAGTGTTGGCGTGGGGATTGCCTGTTTTCTTTTGCTTTGGTGGCGGAATGGTAGACGCGGCGCACTCAAAATGCGTTGTCCTGTGACGTGAGGGTTCGATTCCCTCCTGAAGCACTGAGGAGTGGTGGATGACCAACGATTGGAATAAGTCGCATCGTAAGGAACGGTTCAATCCTGGTTGGGAGCGGACGCGTCGTGAGGTGTTGGATTATTACGGGTGGCGTTGCCAGTATCCGGTGATCGGTGATGATGGCGTGTTGCGTCCGTGTGGCGCTCATGCGAATGAGGTCGATCATATCGTTCGTGCCGAGGATGGTCGGCCTGATGATGATTCTTGGGATAATCTTCAGGTTCTTTGTCGTGCCCATCATTCTTATAAGACTGGTTTGGAGTCGGCTGATGCGCGGCGAAGGAAGAGGGTTGAGCGTGAGGAGGCTCGTTGGTACAGGCATCCCGCGTTCGGCTAGCTGAGGGTGAGTGCAGTGTGAATGGGTGTGATGGGCCTGTTCATGCTCATGGGATGTGTAGGTCTCATTATGATCGTTGGCGGCGTAGTGGCAGTGGTGCCCGTAAGCGTCGTATGAGTCGTGCGTGTCTGGCGTGTGGCTCTTTTTTTGAGACTGAGCGTCGGGACAAGGCTTTTTGTTCGGCTCGTTGTCGTAAGCGTTTCCAGCGTTTGAAGGCTGATGGTGCGGCTCCCAATCGTACTCCGCAGCCGTTGAAGTCGGTGTTGTGGGAGCCTCGGTCGAATGCCCGTGTCGGGCGGCGGGGGAGTGTTCCTACTGGTTTTTGGACTGCCGAGGACGAGTGGAACGCGTGTTCTCATACGTGTCCGGTTTGTGAGTTGCCGCTTGACCGGTCGGTTGATGTTTTGAGTGATGATTTTCCGGTTGGCGCTTGGCGTGTGCCGTTGGAGCAGGGTGGTGAAAACTCGTTGGCTAATCGGATTGTCGTTCATCGCAGGTGCGCGTAGTGCCGTAACGGGCTTCGCGCTTGTCGTCCCGTAATGGGGCTTTGCGGGGAGTGATGTTATGGGCAGGAAGACGAGTGATTCCGGTAATCAGGTTTTGGAGATTCCTGATGGGAAGTTGGGGCCTGATTTGCCTCCGGCTAACCAGATTTTCCCCAAGGGTGGGGAGTGGTTGCCGTTGGTTGCTCATTGGTATGAGGAGTATCGGCGTAGTCCGAATGCTTCGATGTTGCGTTCGGCTCCTTCCTGGATGGCTGTCCAGTTGGGTTTCGCGACGATCAATGAGATGCTTTCGACTCGTCGTTATGCGACGTTGATGCCGGTCGTGCGTCAGTTGTTTGACGAGTTGGGTTGGACTCCGGCTTCGATGCGTGCGTTGAAGTTCGATGTGCCGGAGGCTGACGACCATGCCGCTTCGGATGGTTCGAATCATGCTGTGATTCAGGATATCGATGCTTGGCGTCGCAAGATCGAGGCGGCTGGCTGACATGCATTTGATGATTCCTAACCTGACTTATGAGGATAGGCGTAGGAGTCTTGGACGTTTGGCGTTGTGGTGGGTTGAGACGTTCAGTCTCATAGGTCGCGGTGGTGCGACCGGTAAGCCTGTCACTCATAGTCCTGAGTATATCCAGTTCTATTTGAACGCCTATGCGTTGAAGCCGGATGGTCGGCGCAGGTTCAATCGTGTGAGCTTGTGGCGTCCGAAGGGTTGCAACAAGAGTGGCTTGGGTAATGATCTGGCCTTGTTCGAGGCTTTTGGCCCGTGTCGTTTCGACCATTGGGCCAAGTCGGGTGAGACGTATACGTTTCTTGGTCAGACTTACTATTATCTGCCGGGTGAGCCTGTTGGCCGTCCTGTCCAGCGTCCTGAGATTCTGTGTTTGGCTACGTCCGAGGACCAGTCGGGCAATATCTTCGATTCGATTTACTATAACTGCACTTCCGGCCCGTTGGCCCAGTTGCAGGGTTTCGGCATGGAGGTCACGAAGACCCGTATCGGCTTGCCGGAGGGTGGGGAGATTATTCCCACGACTTCCGGTGATGCGTCGAAGGATGGTGGTCTTGAGACTTTCGCGTTGATGGATGAGGTGCATCTGTATACGCTGCCGAAGCATCATTCGATGTATAAGACGGTTCAGCGTAATCTTCCGAAGCGTTCGTTGGATGCCGACCCTTGGGTGTTGGAGATGACGACGTATTTCCGTCCTGGTCAGAACAGTGTGGCGGAGAACACGTTGAAGATCGCGGAGGATATTCAGGCTGGCCGTTCCAAGCATTATAAGGGCTTGTATTTCGACTATCGGTATTCGACTCTTCCCATTGAGGATTTTCCTGATGAGAAGAAGCTTGAGCATGCGTTGTATGAGTCGTATGGTTCTGCTGCCCATTCGGATGATGGTAAGGATTACATCATTCTTCCTGATGGGCGTATCGAGGCCGTTGATGCCGATGGTTATTCGGTTGAGGGGTTTTCGCTTCGTGATGATGGTGTGGAGCCGGGGCCGTCGAAGGATGGTTGGGTTGACATTCATGGTCTGATGGGGCAGATTTACCAGCCTGATTCGGACCCGAATGATTCGATTCGTTATTATTTGAACTCTCGTGCGTCGAGTGAGGATTCGTGGCTTACGGAGCCTGCGATCCAGTCGCATTTGGCTTACAGGGATTTGTATGGCCGTGCTGTTGGCTCGTCGTCTCGTTTGGATGGGGTCTGGAAGGATTTCATTGACGAGGATGAGGAGATCACGCTTGGGTTCGATGGTTCGATTCGTAATGATTCGACCGCGTTGGTTGGTTGTCGCGTGTCCGATGGTCTGCTGTTTCTTATCAAGTTGCAGCAGCGGCCTGATAATGCGGACCCTGATTGGCGTGTTGACCGTGATGGTTTCGATGCCGCCGTGCGTCGTATGTTCGAGAATTACAATGTCATCGGCTGTTTCGCTGATGCGCATTTCTTCGAGTCGATGATTGGCGGCTGGGAGGCTGAGTATGGGCGTGGCATGAAGGTGTTCGCCCGTGGACAGTCTTCGATGATGAAGTTTTGGACGAATAACTGGTCGCAGGATATGTATCGTGCGTTGCAGTGCGCGCATTCGTCGTTTGAGTATGCTCCCGAGCCTGTTGAGGAGGGGGAGCCTGACCCGAATAATATTCTTTTGTGTGCCGACCCGCGTCTTGTGTCGCATTTCCGTAACGCGAAGCGGCGTGAGAAGAGTTGGGGTTATCAGATTCATAAGGAGACGCCTAAGAGTCCGCACAAGATCGATGCGTGCATGGCTGGCGTGTTGGCTTATGCGGCGCGTGAGAAGTATTTGGGCCAGTTCGAGGATGATACTCCGCAGCGGGTGATGCCGCAGCGGGTCTGGTGATTTTTGGAGTGTTCGTATGGCTTCCACATCTTCTAATATGCAAAGTCTTGTTACGGGTGATGACGAGCCTGATGGTGACGGTATGGCGTTGACGCGTCTTGCGACGCGTTTGCAGAATCGTATTCCTGACCTGTGTGTGTTGAAGACGTTTTATGACGGTCGCGAGACGGTTCCGTTGCAGTCCGTGCCGAAGGCGGCGACCACTACGGCCAGTGCCGTGTATAGGCGTTTTGTGGATATCTGCCCGTTGAATCTGGCCCATACGATTGCGGATGCGGTAATCACGTCGCAGCATCCTACCGGTTTTCGTCTTGTCGCCGATAAGACGATGCGGAGCACGGATGCGGATGACATGTGGGATAAGTGCGGCATGGATGTCCGTTCGTTGAACATGTTCATGGATGCGGCGATTTACGGTGCCGCGTATGCAATGGTTCTCGGCAAAGAGAATCCTTCGTATATCCAACGGTTGAGTCCGTGGAGCACGGTTGTGTCCGACGACAAGGATTCGGCTGTGGTGTATGGGTGGTCCGAGGAAGAGCAGATCGAACGGTTGACTTTGTATCGCATCGTCCGTAACGATGACGGTGAGATTCAGAGCGTCTATTCGCGTACCGCAAAGCATGAGGTCAAGTCGCGCACGTTGCCTTCCGATTCGGTCGATGACGAGGATACCGTGTATGACCTTGCCAACGACGATTCGAAGAAGCGCCCGGAGTTCGAGGCGCAGTTCGAGTGGGAGGGCCAGTCTTCCGGGGATGATTGGAGTTTCGCTGAGAAGTGCGGGTGTCTTCCTATCGTCCAGTTGACCACTCCTAACGGCAAGGGCCAGTTCGAGGCGTCGTTGAAGACGTTGAGGTCTATTGACCAGCAGCGTTTTCAACGGTTCTGCATTCAGGAGATGCAGGCGTTCAAGCAGCGTTGGGTGTCGGGCGACATGCCTGAGTATTACCAGAAGAACGACCCTGCGGTCAAGGCCGGTAAGGCTCAGGCCGGTGACAAGATCGACTATTCGGAACTGTTCGAGATGGGTCCCGCCGCGTTGTGGCTGCTTCCCGCCGATGCGAAGATTGGCGAATCGTCCATTACGGATATCACGCCGATTGTGAATGCGGCCGCTTCCGATGTGAAGCTTCTGGCAGGTGCCACTGGCACTCCGTTGTCGATTCTTTCGCCTGATGTGGCTGGTTCCGCCGAGGGTGCGAAGCTGACGACCCGTATGCTGCGGTTGAAGGTCCGTGACATGAACATGAGGGCCAATGACGCTTTCGTGCTTCTGTTGAGGATGGCGTTGACCGCTTCCGGCAGTAATGCGTCGGAGGAGCGTTTCGAGACGACTTGGGAGCCGTTGGAGCTTCCGTCTGAGTTGGAGCAGTGTCAGGCGGCGGCTCAGGTGAAGGGTGTTCTTCCGTTGAAGACCATCGCTCGTCGTTATCTGCATATGACCGAGACGGAGATCGCGGAGATGATTCAGGATGCCCAGGATACGAGTTTCCTGAATGCCATGGCGCAGCAGAACGCGGCTTTGGATTCGTCGGCGAAGCAGACTGATGCGACGATGAACGACTCGTATCTGGGTGACGGGTCCGGTTTGGATTCGTTCTCCACCGGCTCCGGATCGGATTCGATGTCGTCCGATGGGTTGTCGTCGGATGATTCGTCCGACGTTATGGGGGTCTGATGGCTGATGACGCGTTGGTTGCCGTTCAGGCGTTGGATGACCAGCGGTTGAAGCTGGTTGACGAGTTCGTCCGCAGGGCTTGGAACATGTGGCGTAGCCTGACTCCTTCAGACTGGTGGAATGATGCGGTGGCCGAGGGTGCGGCTGCTTATGTGACGCAGCAGCATATCGCGTTCGTGAAGGCCATGCGCCAGCAGGGTATCTCGTATGCGGATACGATGCTGCGTCTGGCCGGTGTGAACGGTTTGGGGGATGTCCCGCAATATGAGGTCGTTCGCGCCAACACGGACCCGTGGCAGGTCGCCATGAGGGTCGCGGACGAGTATCGCACTCAGGCCGTGAAGAATCCTGGGATTCGACCTGCTACGTGGGATGAGATTCTGAAGGATGCCGACCAGTCCGCCGCCAACCATGTGAAGGCCTGGCTGATGTCCGCGAAGGTCCAATTGGACACGAACGCGGTGACCGATGGGTATGTCGCCCAGAATCGTGCCATCCAGTCGCGTTACCGGAGTTCCGGTGTCGGACGGTATCGGCGTGTGATTCATCCCGAACTGTCGAAGACTGGTTCGTGTGGTTTGTGTGTCGTGGCTGCGACCAACACGTTCACGAGGGCTGATTTAATGCCCATGCACAACAGGTGCAAGTGCACAATTTCTCCGATTACCGCATCGAATGATCCTGGGTTGAAATTGAACTCGGATGATTTGATGACGATATACAAGGCCGCTGGCAAAACGTCGGGCCATGATTATTCCACGAGCGCGACGGATTTGACGAAGCTTCGCGTGAAGGTCGTCAACAACAGCGAGCTTGGGCCTGTGCTGCTTCGCAAGGATGCTCCGGTGAACTCGAATGCGCCGGAATGGCATCTGCCTGACATGAGGATGACCCGCGCCCAGATGGAGCGCATGTTCGCCCGTGCGACCGAGTTCAACGCCCGATACAAGGAATTGCTGAATGATGACAAGGATTCGGTTCGATTCCGTTTCGATGGGCGTTCGTATGAGTTCAAAAAGACAGTCCACACTAAACAGGCTTGGCAGTATGTGCGGAGCCTGTTGGCTTATTCTCGCGGTTTTTTGGGACTGGCCGCTTAAATATTAAGGAGATTTGGTCTTATGGCCTCTCAGGATAATGAAGTCGAATCCGAAAAGGACAAGACTGTTGGGCAGGCCGGAACGGTCGAGGATGCCGTGAAGGATGCTCAGACCACTCCGGTTGGCGAACCCGCCGTCGAGCATGACGCTCCGGCTGATGATAAGGGTTCCGATGATTCTTCCAAGCCGTCCGATGGTGACGAGCTTGCCAAATGGAAGGCTATGAGCCGTAAGAACGAGGACCGTGCTTCGGCCAACTATAAGGCTTTCCAGTCCGCTGATGCGGAGCTTAAGGCCGCGAAGACGCAGATTGCGCGTCTTGAAGCCAAGGCTAAGTATCCGCAGATCACGGACGCTGTTCTTTCCGACCTCTGCCCCGCAACGGAGCCGGAGGCCATCGCGTCGTGGGCTGAGAAGTATGCGGCGTACAACCCGATTGACACTTCCAAGGTGGAGAGGAAACCGCAGCAGACTGAGGATGCTTTGGCCCGCAAGGTAGCCATGCAGGCCGAGTTCCCGTCCGGCACCTCGCATCCGAAACGTCAGCCGGGCGACGCTTACAAGCGTGTGATGGAACGTCAGAAGGCACGTAAGCGCAGCAAGTAGTTTCCTACTGATTCTTTGAAAGGATTGAGCGTATGACTCAAGAGATGGTTCATTCCTCCGGTATCGTCACCGTTGAGGAGGACAATTCCTGGCGTTATGGCGAGAAGAACACCAATGATTCGGTGTCCGTCACCATCGTGCCGGAATTGTTCAAGACCGCAGACAACAAGTATCTGACCGGTGTGGGTCCGAAGGCCACGACCGTTTACATTCGTTCCGGCATTCCGCTGGCGAAGATCACTTCCGGCGCGAACGTCGGCTCGTATGGTCCGTATGACAAGCAGGCCACCGATGGCCGTCAGACCAAGATCGCCGGTCTGCTTGAATCCATGGTGTCCGTGAACATCAACCTGTCCGGTTGGGATTTGGACGACCCGACCGTGGGCATGACCTATCGTGGCGACATCGTGGCCTCGAATCTTCCGGTGAAGCCGGAGGCTGGTGCCGTGTGGGGCGGCGAGTTCTACGACGTTGAGGATGACGTTGTGAAGCCGTTGTCCGCTTCGGCCGGCGCGGCTGGCACTCCGGGTCCGGCTGGCAAGGATGGTGCGACCATCACCAAGATCGAATTGACTCAGGACCCGTCGTCCAAGGCCATCACCGCTGGCAAGGCCACTTTGTCCAACGGACAGACCGTGAACATCACGATTTCCTGATTGACGGTCACTTAACCTCTAAAAATTTTGTGAAACCCACCCATCGCGGTGGGTTTTTGCGTATCTAAGGAGTTTTTCTTGGCTATTGACAAGACCATCATCCCGCCGTCCGAGGCGACCGAGGTCGCTCAGGCGGGACATGATTATGTGAACGGCATCCTGCCGTTGTCGAATATTTTCCCGGTCACTTCCAATGGTGGTGATTGGACCGCTTCTTGGACTCCGGTCATTCCGAAGTCCAAGACCCGTGCGATGAAGCATCGTGCGTTGGACGCCGAGATCGGGCACACCAAGTCCGAGACCTCGACCGCCGAGATTCATACCGGCCTGTTGCCGTTGTCCGGTATGGACCATATTTCCGAGCGTGATATCGCCAAGCATCAGGACGATACCGCATATATCCACGATCAGGCCGAGGCGAAGTTCGAGGCTTTGGGCCAGCAGGCCGGTGTGACCGAGGAGTTGGAGCGTTTGCAGTGCTTGGTGACCGGCAAGGTGGTCATCAAGGAGAACGGCGTCGATGTGACGTATTCGTTCAAGCGTCCGGGCAACCAGCAGGATGTGAAGCCGACCACCACTTGGGACAACGACAAGTCGAACCCGTGCGACGACATCGAGGCTTGGGTGAAGATCATGCGCAAGGCTTATGGTCGCAAGCCGCACGCGGTCGCCACCACCGGTGTGGTCATCGATGCCATGCGCACCAACGAGTTCTTCCGTACTCAGGTGTCCGGCATGGATTTGGAGTATTCCAAGACCAGGCTGTCCCGTCAGGAGGTGTTGGATGTGCTTCGTGCGCAGTCCGGCATCACCGATGTGCTTCTGGTCGATGAGGCTTACGAGGATTTGAAGCTCGACAACACCTTCGATATGGATGCCGATGTCTCCACCGCGTTCCCGGATAAGACGTTCGTTCTGCTTCCGTCGTTCAACGATTCGTCGTTGGGTGCCACCCTGTCCGGTCCTACCGCAGAGGCCCAGAACTCCGAGTACGAGATCAACAAGAGCGTGAACGATGGTCTCATCGGCGCTATGTTGTCGCATCAGGCTCCGTTGAACTACGACATTTGGGTCAACGGCAATTATCTGCCGATTCTGAAGGAGGCCGTCTCGACCTTCAAGGCGGACGTGCTGGGCAAGTAGCCCTCTTGAAGCTTAGGGGGTTTCGCTGATGTCGAATGGTGTTACCGATGCCGTCGATTGGGTGGAATGCTTGGAGCTTCATTGCCTTCCCGACGCCGACGTGTTGAAACGGTATCCGAACGCTTGGCTCACGTACATGTGCCATCGTGCGGAGACCGTGGCGTCCACTTCGAGCACGAACTGCTTGCCACGGTTGAAGTCCGGCGACCTTGACCTTGAGGATTACGAGTTCGTCATCTGTTCGATGGTGTGGCGTGTCATCCGCTATTCGGATATCAAGACCGAATCGAATGGAACGTACCAGTTCACTCGTTTCGACCCGCAGGACAATCCGCCCGGCAAGGATGCGTCTCCGAATCTGTATCTGTCGAAAAGGGAGAAGCAGATTCTTGACGGCTATGCGAATGGGCGCGGTCCTATTGGAACCGTTGGCGTCGGTGTGAACCGTATTTATGGAATGTGATGCCTATGTCTCGTGAAACGTGGGATTTGGGTCATCCTTACGATAAGTCCGGCTCCGATGTCGTTGTGGAGCATCCTTACGAAGAGGTCATTGTTCCTTGGGTGAAGCCTGATTCGATTCTGTATCGGGACAAGGTGATCGTCGTGCTGTATACGGTCCGTCGTGGGCCGCATGGGACGACGTATGTTCCCGGGAAGGCTTACTGGTGCTGGTGTTCCGTCGAGGGGCGCGAGCAGCAGGCTGGCATGTTTTCGATTTCCGGTGCCGAGGATAAGTCGCCGCAGACTTGGGGCGGTTTGCGTGAGGTCACGCCGTCTCAGGTCGTTGCCGTGGAATGGCATGGCGATATCCATACGGAGGTCTGGTATCAGGGCGACTGCTATGACGTTGATGGCGCTCCGACGTTCCGTCAGCATGGCGAGGTTCCCCACTATGAGATGCATATCCGGCGTAACGCCGACTATTCGCAGATTCCGGTGGGGTTGCGTCCGAAGCCTCCTGAACCGGACCCTGACGACCATGTGTGGGGTGAGGCCGATGGCAAGAGTTTTCATTGACCGTGATCTGAGCACGAAGGTGGCTGAATGGTTCGGTCCGCAGGCCACGTCGGAGAAGGCCGACGAGGTGCTTGCGGATGCGAGGATGCTTGCGACCGCGCGTGCGGTTGACCGTGACCCGGGTATTCCGGTCGCCAAGGATTTGAGTCTTGAGAAACGCTACCACGGCATCGACACGGATGTGTGTCTTGATGTCGAGGGTCGTGACGGGTCGAACGTGGCCGTCGAACACGAGTGGGGCGCTTGGAACGAGCAGCGTCACCGTTGGGTCGAGGGACATCATGTGATGCGTGACGCGGCCCGTATGAACGGTGGTGTCTGATGCCGTTGATTCAACCCGACTACGAGCGTTACCCGCAGGAACGTCCGATGGTCGATTTCGATTCTCTCGTGTACACGCTTCTCACGGCTGGGTTCACCGGCAACCCGGACTGGCCCGACGTGCATGTGCTCAACGAGATCGATGTCGATGTGGACACTTGGGCGTCGTTCTCGAACATCGTGCTGTTCCATACGAACGCGCCGACCATGGCGACCGGCAATCATTCGACCGGCGTGTGGGATTGCGACATCGACATCATCGTCGCCACGAACGATGCGGACCGTTCCTTCCGCTTGGCGCAGGAAGTGTACCAGCAGATCATGCAATGGCCGCGTTACGGGCGTACCGATTCGGGTCGTGTCATTCGGATTGTGGGCAATCCCGGTTTTGGCAAGAGCGCTGGCGGCAAGCAGGCCACCGGCAAGAAGGTGAAGCAGTATTCCGCTTCCTCGTTCACCGTCCGCGCGGAGGATTCGCTTCGCGCCGGATGATTTTCCGTTTTCTGTTTTTCGTTTTCAAGCCTCGCCTCGTGCGGGGCTTTTTTTATAAGGAGATATGAGATGGCGTTTAATGATGACGCGACTCTGATTGCCACTTACGGCACTTTGTTCTACGCTCCGGTCGGAACCGCTCTCCCGACTGGCGGCGCTAAGGAGTTCAAGTTGAACTCGGACACCATTCCAGTGAGCGCTGGTGGTAGCGGTAACACTTGGAAGAATCTGGGGCATACTTCCGCCGACAACAAGATTTCGTTCTCGTTCGACGGCGGCGACGCGACCACGCATAATTCGTGGGCACGTAAGAACCTGCGCACCACTTACGCCGATTCGACCTGCACCATCACCGCGAAGTCGTTGCAGTTGGATGGCGACACTCTGAAGCTGATCTACAACGGCACCGACGAGGATGACGGCGTTGGTGTGGACATCACCAAGAAGCCACAGACGTTCAGCCTGTTCCTGTTGGCTCAGGAGTCCGCCGACGATGATTCGGACATCCGTTTCGGCGCTTTGTTCCGCAAGGTTTCCGTGACCTTCGATGGTGGTCCTGATTTCTCGGGCGATGATTTCGTGGAGCAGGGCATGACCGGCGAGGTCGAGTCCGTCGCCGGCAAGAAGCCGATTGTGTTCTTCGAGGCTTCGAAGATGAAGCAGTCCTGATTCGGACTGTTCCAGTCTTCGTATTGACGCCGGACCCCTGTTTCTCCTATCCGGGGGTTCCGGTCTTTTCCCGTTCTTCATTGACGGAAGATAGGAGATTTTCAACGCTTTTCAGATAGGAGAAAACATGGTTGACAAGACCGTTGAAGAGAACACCGCTGCGGAAGCCGACGAGTTCCGCATCCCTGAGACGTGGGCGGAGATGTGCGAGAACGAGCCGCTGTTCTCGCTTCTGCCGGAGCTGGCCCCCGCCGAACGTCTCTCGTTCAAGGAGGCGGCCGAACTACGCAAACTGTCCAGCATGGCCGGTTTCACGCTCAACGCCGACATCAACGGCCCCGAAGCCAAGTCCCTGGACGACATCGAGGCGAAGATCGACGAACGCATGGAGTTCGTCGGCACGGCTTTGGATTGGGTCAAGTCGCTGACAGTGAAGCCTGACAAGGTTGACGAGTGGACTACGGGCATCGGATTGGATGAACTGTTCTGGCTCACCGAAGCGATTCTCATGTTCTACACGGACCAACTGGGAAAATCGCTCGCTTCGAAGCGCAAGTCCGCGTCCACCCGGTCGAACTGACTTCCGACTTCCAACGTTTCTATGGTCTGGACATAACCGGCGCGAGGCTGAATCCCACCCGCGCCGAACGCCTCGCGGCGGGGCTGATGGCGATGCCAGACAGCCTGTACAGGGCGCGGATATTGGAGGATGAGCCTCCAACCGCGTCCGATGAGTCCAAGACAGACAAGCCGACCGTACTGCCGTGGCTTGGATGGGATTCGAAGACGATGGTCGCCGTTGACGTTCGCAACATGATGAACGCGGTGATTACCGCCAAATACGGGGGCAAGAATGCCAAACCGCATCCATTGCTCCCTCCCGGCGCTGACAAGGAGCCGCCTCGCCGGGAGAACGAAGGTACAGCGGAGAACTTCGAACGCATGTTCACGAAGTTCCACATGACCTGATTCTGAACAAACCCCCACATTCCCGTGGGGGTTTTCTATTTCCTTTTTTCTTTCTGGGGGTTGCCTATGGCTGGCGAGCATCGCGCCGGTACGGTCGTCGTTCGTGTCACTGCGGATACGAAGGGTTTCCGCCGTCAAGTCGAGGAGGCCGCACGCGGCATAAACGACCTCGACGTGAACGCGGTATTCGAACCGGACACCGCCCAGCTTGAACGCGCCTACCGCGAATGGAACGGCAAGAACGCCTCCATACAGTTCAATTTCAAACCCAATACGAAGAACATCGACCCGTGGATGAAACGGTTCGAACAGCAGGAGGAGCGCCTTCGTCGCGGACTCTCGCTCAAACCGGACTTCGATTCGTCCAAATTGAGCCGTGGCCTGTCCGAGTTCAATTCCCGTACCAACACGGCCCTCCGTGGCAACGGGCTGTTGAACTCGAAGCTGATCGAAAAGAACCTCGACCAGACAGTCAAGGCATTCGACGCCAAAGGCCGCGAGATGGCCGACACATCCTTCTTCAAGAAGTCGGCCCTCCAAAAAACCGAACAGCTTTCGTTCGCGACAAGCCTCGACAAGACCGTCGATAAGTACCGCGAGAAGAAGATGGACCTGTACCAGCAGGTCCGTGGACTCATCAAAGGCAACGAACACCTCTCCAACGAGCAGATACGCCAATTCGAGAAACTGTCCAACCGAATCGTCAAGACCCGAAACGACATTCGCGGACTGAAAGGCGACCTCGCCAAGGCCACCCGCGAAGTCGAACGCCTCGACGCGCAACGCCTTGAGATGAAGACGCAGAAGCTCCCGACATCCGATCTGTGGAAACAGGAACGCGAAGCCGCGAAGCAGGCCACGGCAACCAACAAGGCGCTCGCTGGTCAGGAGAAGGAGCTTGGCAGGCTCCGTAAGGCGCAGTCGTCGCTTGTGGACATCGCGTCCGATGGTGATGCGAAGCGTGTATCGAAGATGACCCGTCAGGTGCGTGCCCTTGAGGAGAGCATCGTCACCGCTGGCAATTCGCTGTCGAACTTCTCCAAGGCCCGTGACACGGCTTTGGGACTGCATCAGAAGCAGGAGACGTATGCCGACTGGTTCAAGGGCCAGCAGGTCGCGTCGTCGCGTTTCGCGAAGGAGATCGAGGCGCAGCAGGCCGAGATGTCCCGCGAGTCGAAGAAGGCTAGGGACGAGTGGTCCCGTCCGGTTGACTCCACGGCCATCGCCCGCGAGCAGTTCGCGGAGTCGCGGCGTGAGGCCGAGAACCTTATCGACACGTATCGTGGCGTGCGCAAGGAGCTTGAGTCCGACGTGTCCGCCATGAAGCGGAACAACCGGAACTGGTTCGACCTTGACGAGTACAAGCGTACCGTCAAGATGCTTGGCGAGATCGACGACCGTATCGAGAAGCTGAAGAAGAGTCCGGTCACGAAGGCGACCCGTCTTGAGGGTTCCGATTTCCAGAAGCGTCTCGCCGACCTGTATTCGATGAACGGCATCCATAACCGTCAGGATATCCGTCTGCGGTTCGTCGCTGAGAATCTGCGTGAGGTCAAGTCGAAGATCGAGGCGTTCAAACGTCGCGGCGTCGATGTTCCGGTCACGTTGAAGGCCGAACTGCGGGAGATGTACCGGCAGCTGGCCTATTACCAGCGTCTTCTGAAGGATAATCCGAAGGCGCGGGTGAAGGTCGATGTCGAAGGTGATTTCGCCCGTCTGAACCGTGATATCGAACGGTTCGAGTCGCAGCGTGTGAAGGTCGAGTTCTACGAGGATGGCGCTGACGAGATACGTCGCACCATGCGGGAGCTTGAGCATAAGAGGCTCGATGTTCCGGTCACGTTGAAGGCCGAGTATTCGAACGTCGAAGCTGAGATGCGCCGATATGCGGAGAAGCTGAAGTCCAATCCCGATGCGGAGATTCCGGCGAAGCTCCATATCGACAAGAAGCACGCCGAGGAGGAACTGAAGAGGTTCCAAGAAAAGAACGACACCCTTGATATGGATGTCGATCTTGAGACCGCTTTGGCCCGCGCCCATCTCGCGTATTTCACTCGCCCACGCACGATTGACATCTTCGCCAAGTTCCATGGAACTGACATCGGCAAGATTCTCAACGGCATGACGTATGGCGCGTCCGGCTTGAAGGGTGTCGAGAACCAGTTCCAGAATCTTGTGAACCTGTTCGACACGTTGGACAAGAAGGTTCCACGTCTAGCGCTTGTCGGCACCGTATTGTCCGATATCGGCGCTGGTGCAGTGAACGTCTCCGGTACGATCGGCGGATTGGGCAAGAGCATCGTGAGCCTTTCCAAGGCCTCTTATGCCGCTCCTGCCGCGTTGACCGGATTGGGTGCCGCGTTCGCCACGTTCAAGATGATCTACGGCGACAAGGGCGATACGTGGAGCAGCCAGATCGACTTTGCCAACACGAAGCTGTCCCAGCTTTCCCAGAACGTGCAGGATGCGTTCTATGGCAAGGCGAAGCCCGCCATCATGGATACGGCGAACGCGATAGGCGATTCGCTGGTGCCGGAGATGAGCACTCTCGCCAAGCATGAGGGCGAGATAGTCGAAAAGCTCATGCTCGCCGTGAAGGCGTCCTATCAGGCGAACGAGCTGCCAGCTGTCTTCGACCGTGTGAACGAGTCGATGGATAATCTCGTTCCCGGTGCCGAATCCCTGATTACCGCATTGTCCCATATCGGCATGGTCGGCGGCAAGTATCTGCCGCAGTTCACGCAATGGTTGAGCGAGGATGCGTCTTGGTTCGCCAAGTGGGCCGAGAACGTGATGGACGACTCCGACCGTGTTGACAAGGCCATGTCCGAAGTCAAGGAGCAGGCTGGTTATCTTGGCTCGTCCCTTCGCTCGTTGAAGGGTATCGCGCAAGGTGTGTTCACTCCGATTGCCCAATACCAGAATGGCATCGAGCAGTTCAGCAGCGTGTTGCAGCGTGCAGACCGTGCGATTAACTCCATGAGCGCCCAGGATACGTTGCGTGCTTGGGTGACTGGCGCTAGGGACGCCCAGAAGGGCGTGCGTGACGCTTTCGCCGATATCGGACATGCTGCGAACGAGTCGCGGAACGATCTTGCCGGTACGATGACGAATCTTGGTCAGTTGACCGGTAATTTCGTGTCCGACACCTCGAAGCTGGCTTCCGGCACTTCGGGTAGCATCCGCACGTTCTCCGGTGATGTGCGTGATGGTCTGAGCATGGTGACTTCCAGTCTCGCGTCCACGTCTCCGATGTTTTCGAGTCTTGTCCGCATGGCGGGCCAGTTGTCGAAGACGTTCGGCGGCACGCTTGCCAACTCGTTGAAGTCTGCCGCTCCCACGATTGAGGCCATCGCCAATGCGACAAGTGCGTTGAGTGACGCCTTCTCGAAGCTGCCAGCCCCAATTCAGGGCATGTTGGGCTTGTGGATGACGTTCGGTCGTGCTGGCAAGTCAGCTTGGACGGCGTTGAAGAGCGGCGCTTTGGAGAACATCCGGAGCACGATGCAGTATCAGAACACGTTGCGCCAGTTGGGTGTGACGATGGATGGCACGAAGGTCAAGGCTTCCCAGTTGATTTCCGCGATGGCTCGTCTTTCCCGTAACGAGACGACGGCTGAGGTCACAGGCGGCGCGATGGCGTATGGCAATGTGGCGGGCTTGTTCACCGGCTCCGTCAAGGGTATGGAGCAGATGGGGGAGCAGGCTGAGAAGACCGCTTCCAAGGTGGCAAAGACTGGTCAGGAGGCCCGTCTTGCAGCCGAGGGGGCTGTCCTGTTGGGCAATAACGCCAGTAGTGCTGGCAAGGGTCTGCGAAGCCTGGACGACAACACCGAACCCGTCAAGGGCAAGCTTTCCGGCTTGAAGAGCGTCGCCAAGGATACCGGCACCGTCCTATTGGATATGCTTGGCGGTCCTACCGGCATCGCATTGACGGCTGGTCTCGCTGCCGCTGGCACGGCGTTCAGCGCGTATTCCCAGCATGTCGAACAGGTCAAAGCCAACATCGAATCGTTCAACGAGGCGGCTAAGGCAACGCCTGACGCTTTGTCAACTCAGGTTTCCTCGCTTGAGGGGTTGAAGAACCGGCTGGATAACTTCGGTTCCACACTGAAATCCAACTTCTCCACTTCGGATTCCTCTTGGGACAAGTTCTGGCGTGGAACGTCGAATGTGGATAGCATGTCTTCAGCATTGCAGATGCTCGGTCAGAACGAGGATTCGGTCGCACGCAAACTGTCCGGCAGCAAGAGTGACTACAACAGCTACATCAAGACGTTGCAGCGGATGACGACCCAGACAAACAAGCAGGCTTCGGCTGACAAGAACTCCGCGACCGTGTTCGATATGAGCAGTATGAACAGGCTTCAGAAGTCCACCAACATGCACCAGGCCGCGAAGACCGCTTTGGCTGACGCCCAGAACTACAACGATGAGATCGAGAAGTCCATCAAGACGCAGGCCGCTGCCGCTGGCAAAAGCGCTGGTTGGGTTGATCGTCTTCGTGATGAGGGTCAGGATTGGCAGTCCATCGCGGATGGGCTATTGAGCGCCACCGAGAAGAAAGAGCGGTTGGCTACCGTGACAAGCTCTCTGGCTTCGCAGGTTGAATCCCAGCGCAACGCGAACATTCAGGCCGCTGCCGCGTCCAGCAGTTATGCGAAGACGTTGCAGCAGGTTGGCGAGGCGATGAAGACCGTAAATGATCTTCATTCCAAAGGCCAACAGGTCTGGGACGCCCAGAAAAAGGATTTCGACTATACGACTGAGGCTGGCCGTACCGCCGCCGACTCGTTGACCGCCTTGGCTTCCAGTTCGAACGATTACCTGAATGCGATGATCAAGCAAGGTAAATCGCAGAAGGATGTGCTCGCCAAGCAGAAGGAATTGTCCAGCAACTTCAACGCTCAGGCCAGTGCCGCTGATTTGGACGCCGCTGCTGTTGACGGATTGAACTCAAGTCTGTTGATGACTCCGAAGGAAGTCACCACACAGATCAACGTTCAATCGTTGGAAGCGAAGGAGAATCTGGCAAATGTCGTTGACAGTATGAGCTACCTGTTCCCCGATGGGACACGTAAGCAGGTCAAGGATATTCTGTTGAACTCCATCTGGCAGGGTAAGACCGATGCCACCCAGTTGTCCGACATGGTGCAGAGGCTTTCCGATGGCAAGCATACGGTCGTGATTACCGGCGATAACAAGCTGGCGATTGTCGCGGCCAATGATGTGACCAATGCCGTCATGAAGGTGCCCGCGTTGAAAAAGGTTTACCTCAAGGCCATCACCGAAGGCAAGAGTGATACCGAAGCGTTGGAAGAGAGTATTTCTTCGATTCCGACGATGAAGGATGCTTTTGTCAAGGCGAAATCCGAAGGCAAGTCCGATTTGGATGCGTTAAGGGATGCCATCTGGCAGGTTCCTGAGATTAAAGAAGCCTACTTGAAGGCGACTTCCTCTGGTAAGAGCGAGGTTGATGCCTTGCGAATCGCGTTGAGTTTGATTCCCGATGTGAAGAACACTGACATCACCGCAACCGATAATACGCAAGCTGGCGTGGCTAGCGCGCAGTCTTCTGTGAATGGCGTGAAGCAGACCTCTCCTACTGTGATCGACGCTGTTGATAGGGCTAGTGTTATAGCGCAGATAGCGAAGGGCAATATTGAGAACGTGCCTCGTAATTGGCCTACGCTTTTCGCTGGTATTGGCAATACGTCTGCTGTGGCGGTTGATGCGAAAAACCAGATTGTCTCCGTGCCTACATGGTGGGGAAGTCGTCTTGACGCTTCCACGACCGGATATGATGCTGTTGCAGGTCTCGCTGGGCAGTGGAACAGCATTCAAAGCAAGAGTGTGACGCTTGATGCGTCTGTTGTTGCTAGGGGTATTGCGAATGCTGGCCATAAGGCTACTGGTGGCCGTATCAGCGGTCCGGGTACTGGCACGTCTGATTCGATTCCCATGTGGCTGTCGAACGGTGAGCATGTTATCAGGGCTGCTTCTGCGAGCAAGCTTGACCGCACTGTCGGCCCGAATTTCCTGAACGTGTTGAACGCGACCGGTGATCTGGACAGGGCGGTGTCGCAGGCCCGCACGTCGTATGCGCGTAGTGCGGTTGATATGAGTCGTAGCGCGTATGCGGCTGGCGGGCGTGTGGAGAAGATGATGTCCGGCTTGTATGAGGTCAACGTTCAGGTTCCTGATTCGAGTCGTGAACTTGTCTCCGCCGTGAACGAGCTACGTCGTGAGGTTGCGGACTTCCGTGACGGTATCGGCGGTGAGATCAGCCGTAACAGCAGTCCTTGGCCGAGCAAGCGTGATTTCGTCCGTGATGTATTGGAGGCCAGCCGTGGCAGGTGAGCTTGCGTATGTGAGTGGTCTGACCGGTAAACGGTTTGACGTATCGGATTATGAGACCGTTGATTTCGAAGGCGCGTTGGAGTTGCGTGGCCGCGAATGGGATTACACGGTGCGTAACGGCGGGCTGACCGGCGTTTCGAGGAAACGTCGGGAGATTTCCGTTGACGTGCATTATGGCGATGCGGCTGCGTTCGACTCGTTCATGCGGGCTGTTGACGCTGATCTGGCCGTAGGCAAGCCGGGACGGTTGGAAGCGGTGAATGGTGCGGGGGAGGTTTGGACTCAATCGTGTTATGCGGTGAAGTCCGAAGCTTCCTCGCATCCTGGTTCCTCCGACCCGGTGGCCGCGCTTTCGTTCGTCTTGTTGGACGGCGTGTGGCGGCATGATGCCGGAACCGTGTCGTATCAGCCTGTTTCCGGGTCTGCGTTGTCTGGCTTGGATTTGCCGACCGACATGGGCTATGATCTGGCTGTTTCGCGTCCGTCATGCATGGTGTCTAATCGCATGCGTGTTCCGATGCCGTTTCGTCTGGTCATATATGGGGCTGTTTCGAATCCGTCGTTGACGATTGGCGGGAACGTGTACCGGTTGAATGGTGATGTTCCCGCTGGCGCTTACGTGGCGGTTGATTCGTTGAAGAAGTCGATCATGCTGCATGGTGCGGATGGTTCTCTGCGGAATGTGTTTTCGTGGGGTGTGCGCGGTTCCGGTTTGAATCGTGGACAGTATGTTTTCCAACCTATTCCGGCTGGTTCGAGCGTGGTCGAGTTGGGTTCCGGTTTCGGTTTTGATCTGACGGTCGTCGAAGAGAATGGGGACCCGACTTGGTTGATTTGATTTGCGCTGACGAGGATGGCGTGCCGTTCCATGCGGTTTCGGATTGCTTGTTTGACTGCGCGTGGGGGTCGGGTGAGAATGATTTCGAACTGACGTTGTATGACGGTACCGTGTTGCCCGACCGTGGTCTTGTCTATGTTGACGGGACCGAGGTTGGCGGCATCGTCGATCATATGAAGGATGAACTGTCGGATGGCGTGAGCGTGGTCACGTATTCCGGTCGGAGTTGGCATGGCATGTTGGCCGGTAAGGTGTTGCAGCCTGATTCGGGGCAGGATTATCTGAAGGTGTCCGGCCCCGTGAATCAGGTGTTGTCGAACCTGTTGGCCCGTATTGGCTTGTCTGACGTGTTCAAGGTTCGCGCGGATTCCACGAAGACGATTCCAACGTTCCAGTTCGACCGGTATTGCACCGCGTATGATGGCATCCGCAGAATGCTGGCAGCGAATGATCTGAAACTCATGTTTCAGGAGGTTGACGGCACGGTATGGATGTATGCCCAGCCGATTGTCGCCCATGATGATACGGTCGATTCCGATTTGGTTGATTTTTCCATCACGAAGGATTACCGTCGCACCAACCATATGATCGGCTTGGGCAAGGGTGATTTGAGAAATCGTCTTGTCGTCCACTATTATGCGGATGGTTCCGGCAAGGTGTCCAATACGCGCACGTTCGGTGGTCGTGACGAAATCGCCGCAGTCTATGATTATTCGTCCGCCGAGAAGGACGAGTTGGACAAGCAGACGAAGAAGCAGTTGCAGGATTTGCAGGGCGCTGGCGCTGTCGATGTGACCGTGCATGACGGCTTGTCTTTGGATGTGGGCGATAGGGTCGCGGGCTGCGATCATGTGACTGGTCTGACGGTTACTGCCGTCGTGTTGAAGAAGATCGTGAAACTGTCTGGCGGCTTGCTGTCCGTATCGTATGAGGTTGGCGACGCTGCTTCCTCGAAGACGGAATATTCGAATTACACGAGTTCCTCTTCCTCTTCCTCTTCCTCTTCCGGTGGTTCGGCTGGCGGTGGCGTGTCTTTGACGGCTGGCCGTGGCCTGTCGATTTCAGGCGGCACGATCAACGCGGAGGTCGCTTCCGAGGATTTGGATTCCGTCAGACAGACTGCCGAGTCGGCAAACAGGACGGCTTCCGGGTTCGCGGCGCAGATCGGCAAGGCGAATCAGACCGCCGAGGATGCGAAGAACGTCGCCGATGCGGCCAAGACCGTTGCCGACAGCGCCAAATCGGGCATGATGACCGATGACGAACGGTCGAAGCTCGCTTCGGTCGAACGGGGCGCGAACGCCTACACGCTGCCAAAAGCGTCCACGGACGTGTTGGGTGGCGTGAGGGTGGACGGTTCCTCGATCGTGAGCGTTGACGGTGTCATTAGCGCGCATGTCGGCGACGGCGCTTCCGGGAGGGTCGTGTTTCCAATCGGCTATGTGGTGATGAACACGACTGGTGTTGACCCTTCCGTTGATTTCGGCGGCACGTGGAGGCAGTTGCCTTCGCTTGGTTGTTTCACTTTTGAAAGGATTGGATAGTGAAATCGGATGGTTATTCGAAGTATGTGTGCGATAAGTGCGGCAAGACCGCCTATGTCGCCGCTGGCGATACGGAGGCTCGTGAATGGTACACCGTGCGCCGCTATTCGGCTGGCAAGGCGACCCGCATCGCGGATGATGTGGCACCTGACATTTACGAATTGTGTTCCCAATGCAATGCGTCGTTCATGACGTTCATGCAGAAGGATGACGCTTCGTTTGAAGCATGGTTGAAGGAGGTCGGACAGTGACCATCGAACTGGTTGACGGCAAGGCCGGAGTCGCACATATCTCAAGTGAGGACAAGGCGATCATCCATCAGGCCAAGTTCTCGAAGTCCGACGTGGTGTTCGACTGGGGCGACGCGTTCAAATGCTCGATGAGTTCGTCCAACAGGGCGACGATCGGCACCGGCTGCGCGTCGATACAGGGCTTGGACTGGCATATCACGTCGGCGGAATCGGTGACGATCTCCAACGGATCGCAGGGAATGAAACGCAATGACATCATCTGCGCACACTACCATCGAGATTCCAAGACCGGTAATGAGAATGTGGCATTGACCGTGTTGAAGGGTTCTCCGAACGCGACTGCCGCCGCCGACCCGACCATTCCGTCAGGGAAGATATTGTCCGGCGCGGTTGACGCGTACATGCCTCTCTGGCGCATCCCGCTCGACGGCATCACGGTCGGCACGCCGGTACGCCTCTTCACGCCGAGGGGGGCTTTGTGGGATTCCGTAACCCTCCCATTTGGCAACGGCAACGGCAACAGTAATGGCGGAATATACCCAATCGGTAAGGTATCTAACCCAAATGCGATCAAGTCCTTGAATGGCAGAGCCACACTGTCGTCCGGAACGACAGTGGCGATTCCATTCATCCACCCGTCATACCTGCAACGTTCGGTCCAAGTATCGATTGCACCTGATGGAACGGTCAATCTGCTCGTTGGTCCTGAAATTACTGTCACAGGTGGAATCGTGGAAATCCATTTTTAATAGCATTCCGTAACCCAGTCGGGTGAATGGGTCGTAGTCGCGCGCCCTAGAGGCTATGACGCCTACTCCGTCGCAAGCATGGTTTTCAAACCGAATACGAACACGTCAATAGACATCAAGCTGCCGATCGAAGCGGCAAACTGGAATTCATACTCCGTCGAATTGCAGTTGATGAACGACGCTAAAAACAAAGTGCCGTCGTTCAACAACATCTCGATGATTACGAACAGTCATTCGGCAAAAGGATTTCAGCTTGTCGCATGGAACGCCAGCGGCACGTCGCTGAGCTATCGCATCGCCGTGACTGTCCACGTCTTCGACGCGAAGCAGTAGTTTTCCGTACCCACAGACGCTTATCACCTTACGGCGGTAGCCAGAACGGCGGCTTTTTCGCCACAACGATGACCTATATCGTTGTCTAGACGGTCGCAACTGGAAACGATACGCTGCCAACATGCCATGTGTTTGCAGGAATGGTCGCATCATACGATGTGCGGAAGGAAACTGTGTTTCCCGCGACGTATAGAAAACGATTCTCCATATGGCCTTCATAGGAATTGTCTACGAACTCGTTGAAGCCTTCACTGGCGGACTGCACGTCCATGCTTGCTAGAGGCACTCCATTCCACGCCTTATTGCCGAAAAGCCCTTTGTTGACCCATCGGCAGTAGACGGTCGCCAAGCCATTGACGACGCATCCGCTGATTGTGAATTCCGGGTCGGGGGTCAGTTTCGTGAAACGAATCGGGGTTACGGAAAACTATTCCGTCATCCAACAGCCATGCGCCGTGGAGTAGGCGGATTTCGGATCGCCAAGCATCTGCACCGTCCCGTCACGCATGACAAGCAAGCTGAAACAGCAGGACGGAAACGCGATGATGCTCTGATCGGCGAGCGGACGGAACGCTTCAGGGATGGTCTCATTCGCCGTCGAGTAGTTCTGCTGGCCACTGCCGGTGAACTTGACGTTGCCGTTGATCGTGACGACGCGACCGACGCGACATAGAGTGAGTCTGTTGTTCGTATACGGCGGCTTCCATGGCTGGGTTACGGAAAACTATCCTCATGGGATCGGATAGCAGAGCGAGCCGACGCAACCCTGATTGCTACCCGCGGCTCCCATGTTCGCGCATCTGATGGTTCCGTTCGGATTGACGACGAGCATTCTCGCCGTCTGCCCGTTCGATACGCACACCATCGCATTGACTTCGACCGGAGGGCGCAGTTCGACGGGCAGCACGTATTCGCATTGCACTGAATCCCAACTGCCATTACCGATATTGCCGGAGTATTTGACGAGCATCATCATGCCGGTGCGGATGACCGTGAAGCCCTTCGCGTTGTACAGGGTTACGGAATGCTATCAGCAGGTCAATATGAGTTTCTGCCATGCTTTCTGCATGTCCTTGAGGACGCTCAGATCAGGCTTGAGGTAATACCGTGCGGTGGTTTGGATGTCGGAGTGTCCGAGCTGCCGTGCGACCACGCTGATGTCGGTTCCGGCCTTGATCGCCAACGTGCCGAACGTGTGGCGCAGGTTGCGCGGAGGCACGCAGGGCAGTTTCATGCGCTTGCACCAACTGCGGTAGTGGTTTGCCACTTGGTTCGCGTTCAGGCTGCCGACCAGTCGGCCGGTCTTCGTGCCGTGGCGTAGTTCCGCCAAGCGTTTGACCGCGAACCGTGGCAATGCGACGGTACGTCGGCTCAGATCGGTCTTCGGTTCGGTCACGGTCTCATGGCCCGCCACCCACTGCACCGACCTTTTCACCGTGACGGTGCCGCGACGCAAATCCAAGTCAGCCCATTCCAGGCCGACCGACTCGCAGCGGCGCAGTCCCGCGCATACGGACACCAATAGCCACGCTTCCAATGGATGCCCGTAGAAGCCTTTCAATAGTCGTCGTACTTCCGGCGCGGACAGTACTTGCGGCTCGTAATGCCGTAGGTGTGGCAGGCGTATCTCGCGTCTGGTCACGTCATTGTCGGTCAAACCGCGTTTGAACGCGAGTCGTAGTATCGCGCGGAACACCGCGTAGGCCTTGCGTGCCGCTCCCGGCTTGTCGAAGGAGTCCAACCATGATTCGATGTCCGCCACGCTGATCGCGTCCATGTTCCTTCCGCTCCATTGTGGGAGGATATGGCAATTCAGGGTGCTTTCGTAGCCTACTTTGGTGCATTCGCGGAGTTTCGCACATGAGGGTTTCCAAACGGTGGTCACGAATGTGTCGAAAAGCATTGGTTCCTTTCCAATTCTGTTGAATAATCCCACACATCGTCATGGTGCCGTTGGATGGGCGCGTGTGTGGGTTTTCCTATTGTTCCATATCACTGTTTTTTAGGAGGATGTTTTGACTCAGATCAAATTCGATTTCGGACATCCAAGCGCGGATGGCATAGCGGACTTGGCTGGCGAGAAGATTCATGTGGTGCCGACCGACCGGTTCAGGAACGGCAGTCGTATCGTCGTACGCGACTCGTTCGAGGTGCGTTTGGACGAGCACGGAACGGCGACCGTCACCGTTCCGCCGACCGACAGCACGTTTGCGTATGAGGTGACTGTCGGAGAGAAGAAGGATACATGGCGTTTCGTCCGCGTCGTGCAGGTACCAAACTCGCAAACGCCAGTCAAATTCGCCGATTTGGTGGACGTGGATTCTGCCACGCTCACTCCGACCATCATCGGTAGTCCGCTCACCGAACTCACCGACGAGGACATCGACTGGATCAGCCAGTTCGTCGTCGCCGGGACCAACATCAACCAGAAAGGCGCAAAATGACAGTAGACACCAAGAAAATCGTCCGCGTCGACGGCCTCGCACGCGCCATCACCGCGAGCCTCAACGCCACTATAGGCAAGGTCGGCAGCATCCAGGGGCCGAAGGGAGAGAAGGGCGAGAAGGGCGAGAAGGGCGAGAAGGGCGATATTGGTCCTGCCGGCCCTCAAGGCATTCAAGGTCTGCGAGGCATCCAGGGGCCGAAGGGCGACAGGGGTGAAGCGGGTACGGTAACCCCTGCCACGGCAATCGCCGACCTGACGTCAGCGCCGACTGCCGGAGACTTCAACGCCTTGCTGAATGCCTTACGCGCAGCGGGCCTCATGGATAGACCCACGCCCGCGCCGCCGGTACAGACCGAAACCGTCGATGTCTTCATCGGCGATTCGACCACGGCGATTTGGGACACGGCACCGGTGGATAAAAACTGGACGACTCTGATCTCAAACGCCGACGGAGCGGAAAACGTCAATGTTGCGGCCATAGGCGCCGGTTTTCAGAATCTTTCGGATAGAAAGCAGGCATTCCCCGATCAGGTCACGACCGCCATCGGCAAGACGCAGGGGAAGACCGTCCGCCGAGTTTTCCTCGTCGGACTGAGTAACGACAAAGACTCCATCCAATCAGATCTGAATGCCGAGATAAATGCCATGACGAAGACCGCCACAATGATCAAATCCGCATGGCCCGGAGCGCAGCTGATCTACATAGTCGAGGTCGCGCCACAGACCCAGTGGTCCAAGGATCTGGTCAGCTCGTTCGGCAGCGTCATCAGTCAGGTGTACACGCTGTTCGAGAGCAATGGGTTCAACGTTGCCCGCGACTGGTTCGACTGGCTGCCGGACGGCGAGGCGAATGGATACATGTATGATTCGATGCATCCGAACGCCAAGGCGATGAATGTCGCCGCGCACAAGATCCGTGAATGGGTCAACACGCTTTCGGGACCGAGGATTGACGGCGAGATTCCTGCATGGAGCGAATGATTTCATGGCATGTCGGATTGCCGCTCGTGTTCGCCGCCTCTGACCACCCGTGTTAAACAAACCAAAGCCCCGCCACGTGCGGGGCTTTTCCATAAAGGAGATGTAATGTGCTGCAAAATTTTCTAGCCGGTTTCGGAGGCGTGGGCGGCGCGTGCGCGCTCATCACCCTGCTGCTCAAAGTCTGGCCGGGCGCTTTGGACGCGCTGGCAACCGGATTGTATTCGCACGTGCAACCGGAACGATTGCCATACGATTCGCCGCTCTCGCAGCATTTCGCAAAAACCCGACAGCTCGGCGAACGTACCGAGAAATTCGACGGACGTTTGGACGAGTTGTGCCGTGACACGATCAAAAACACGCTGATCTCGCTGATCTACGGCGACCAGTCGCACGACCACAGCGAGGCCGTCCGATACGAACTCGACAAACTCGAAAAACTCGACGCGCAATGCTGGATCGTCGCCGCAGCCGAAAAATATTTGGAGGACCGGCAATGACGCGTCTAGCCATCGCAGGCGGCATATACCTGCTGCTGCTCGCGCTCATCCTCGTGTTCAACCATGGCGCGCACAAGCATTGATTTTTCACACTTCAAAGCCATCCCATTTCGGGATGGCTTTTCTATTTGCCCCTTGACTTAGGGGCGGGAAGGAGAGGATGTGGGCATCCTCAACAACAAAGGCAAGCCGAAGCACAAGCGTCTGCGTCGTCATATCGGCAAGCCGTTGACCGCGTTGGCGGCGATGCTGTGCGTCGCCGTCGCGCCGGTCGCGTCCGCGAACATGAACGTCATCGACGTGAGTGGATGGCAGTCCGCCGACGTGACGCGCGTGGTGGACGCGGACGCGGCCATCGTGAAGATCACGGAGGGTGGCGGCTACGTGAACACGTCTTGGCGCAGCCAGACCGATTGGGCGCGGCAGACCGGCAAGGCTTGCGGCGGCTACCATTACGCGGACGGCGGCAACGTCACCGCCGAGGTCAACCATTATCTCAACCAGTTCAACGGCTATGTGGGCCAATGCGTGCTCGCGTTGGACTGGGAGTCCAACGGCAACGCAGCTTGGGGCAACGGCGACTGGGTGCGCCAGTGGGTCAACCAAGTGTATTCGCGTACCAAGGTCTGGCCTATCGTGTACGTGCAGGATTCCGCCGTATATCAGATTCCGTCCGACGTGCGCGCCCATTGCATGCTGTGGAAGGCGCAGTACGCGTCTATGAACGCGACCGGCTGGCAGTCCACTCCGTGGAATGCCGGAAGCAAGGGCGAGGGCATGGTGCAGTATGCGTCCACCGGCTATCTGAACGGTGTCGGCCCGCTGGACCTGAACCTGTTCTTCGGTGAGCGTGACGCATGGCAGAAAATCGCGAACGGTGATCGCGGCAAGACGAATGCCGAAGTGAGGCATGATCCGGTCAGGCCGCAGGTCACTGTCACGCCGGATTACAACGACATGGCCACGAAGGTCATTCGCGGCGTGTACGGCAACGGCAATGAGCGTCGTCAGGCTCTTGGCGGCGCGTATGACAGGGTGATGGCGATTGTGAACCAGCGTCTTGGTGGTTCGTCCGGCGCGCCCGCCGCCGCGAATTGCGGCAGCGTGTGCGTGACCGTTCGCTCCGGCGATACGCTCAGCACCATCGCGGCACGTAATGGCGGTTCGTGGAACCAGTACACGGGATACCGTTCGGGTAATCCGAACGTCATCTACGCTGGCGAGATCGTGTGCCGTCGCACCGGCACGGGAACGGTCGCCACCGGTGGACGGTACGTGGTGCGTTCCGGCGACACCCTCGGCGGCATCGCCGCATATTACAGGGTCAACATGTACAGCATCCACGGCTATCGCAGTGGCAATCCGAACGTCATCTATCCGGGTGAGACCCTCTACTGGTAAGGAGACTGATTATGGTCGATAACGTCAAGGAGACTAATCATGACGGCGAAAAGCCGGAAGCGGAAACTGGCGAGGAAAACAAGTACCTCCTGCCGGACAAGGCATACAAGGCATTGAAATGGGTCGCGTTGATCGCGTTGCCCGCTTTGGCCGTGTTCGTGCATGTGGTAGGCCCCGCATGGAACCTTTCATGCGTTGCCCAGATCGTGACCACGTTGAACGCTCTGGCCGTGCTGGTTGGCGCGTTGATCGGCGTCAGCGAGTTGAAGGCCCGGTATTCCGAGTAGAAACCTTTCATTTCTCTAACATCATGTTGGAGGAGTGTAAGAATACTATGACCTACTCGTACATTGAGTGCAAATCGCCCCTCTCCCGGCATTGCTGGGGGAGGGGCTTTTCTGCGTTTTAAGGCTTCTATTCTGCGGTTCGATTGGCTCTATCGCCATCACCAAAGTCTATTTGTTGGCCCATTTGGTCGTAATAGCGGTTTTGATACATGTTGCAAAACTTTTCTCTGATGTAATCCACCACAGTTTGCACCGCCGTATGTTTCTCAATGTCTAACTGTTTTTCGGTGATGGTTATCTTCTTTGGGAACTCGTCTTCTGGATGCCAGGTATCGTAACCGGCTCCATTTATCACCAGTCTGGGCGCGTTGGACACGAACCCATATCGCTCGACAAGTCTCAACGCCTCATCGAATCCACGACCGTATCCTTCCCTGTATGAAACTTCATCAAGCTCATGATGTGGCATTCTCGTCACCTTTCTGTTCGATCTGCTTCAGGTCTAATGCGGAGTTCATTGTTTCCATCGCGGCCAACCGTTCCTTCAATCCGGCATGACGGTAATGCTCCACCATCAAGCGGCTGGAATGTCCAACAATCTCTTCCACCAAGCCATAGTCCACGCCCATACTCATGAGTATGGTCACTACCGTATGGCGTGTTTCATGTCGGCTGCGATGTTCCGCATTGGGTACGCCCGCGTTCTCCAAGAGTTGACGGAAGTTTTCAAGGTCTTCATCCGGTTCGATGGGCGTTCCGTCATCATGCCGGAACAGCAATCCATATGGGTTCGGTATGTCATCGGTCGCTTCGAGATACGCTTCGAGCGTTTGAGCCAATGCCGGGATGATCGGCACTTTCCTGCCGCGCTTCGATTTCGGTGGCGTGAGGCACCAGCGTCCTGTCAGTTCGATCATGTCGAAGCCGTCTGGAATGCGCCAACGCCATTGAGGACATGCGGCACCACGTTTGAACCCGCATGGATAGACGCCATGCTTGTCTGGATTGCCGCATCCATGCTCTTTCTTCAGTTCTTCCAGTTTCCAGTTGACGGTGTATTCGCCGTATGGCACGCCGTTCATTTGGCCTAGTTCGAGGTCTTGGATGGATGCGCCGAGTATTTCGCCTGGACGCATGCCGGTGCACAATCTGAACCATTCCTTTGCGGCGTTTCTCACGCCTAGATCGTTGGCGGCTTTCAGGATGCGTTTAGCTTCGTCCACGGTGAATGCGGTACGTTCGTTGGCTTCGTTCTTGCGACTGTCCACCAAACTGATGTCCTTGTCCTTCGGGGTTGGGACGCCACCCATCGGGTTGGTTGGGAGGATTCGGTCTGACACCGCTGATTTGCATATCTGGTTCAATGTGGTGTGTACTTGCTTGCGTAGGCTGAGGCTGGCTTTTACCCGCTGTTCCTTGCCGTTGACGACCTTGGTTATGCGTAGGCCGTTGACGATGCGGTCGCACGCTCCGCTGGTCAGGCTCGCCAATTTCTGCCGGTGGTATGGGAGCAGGTGTTTGCGGACGATGGTCCGGTAGTTTGCGAATGTTTTCGGGTCCGCGTCGCGTTGTCTGCGTTCGAGCCATTGTTCGGCGTATGCTCCGAGCGTGATCGCGCTGTTGTTGGTGCTGCCGAATCTGGCTCGCTCCTGTAGTAGTTCCGTCAGTCGTTTGTTGGCGTCAACGTATTTTTTGCAGCTGTATGTTTTACCGTCAACCTTGAACTCGTAGCTGGTGTAGATTTTTATGTTTCCGTCAGCTAGGTGTTTTTTGCGTTCGACTTTGTATGGGTAGACGATGCCGTTTCTTGCTTTGCGTGCCATGATTACCTCCTTGCCTCTATATTCTCAGACATTCTCAGACTTCCATTTGACCCACAAGTGATAGTCAAGTGACCCTCAAATGAGGTTAAACCGTTGGAATGAAGCCGTTTTGCCCAATCGTTCCAAGGGATATTCTATCAGACTTTCTAACTGTTAATCGGACGGTCACTGGTTCAAGCCCAGTCGCAGGAGCTTAGGCGGAAACCCTTATGGGAGTAGGGTTTCCAGTCGGAATCGGAAGAGCCGTCAGGGGAGTGAGAGGCGGATGTTCTCTCCGATTCTCAGACAAACTCGCCATGTCATCACAGAAAAACCAAGAAAAGGGCCGCGACACGGCGATGAAGCGTTCAGTGGGCGCTCCGTTGGATGGTCGGTGTCGTCCGCCGTAGGGCCGCTGGCGTATCACAGGGGCGGGGAGAACGCGGAGGGAACAGGAGAGAATACGTATCGCGCACCGGCGTTTCACGCGTGTCGGAAACGTGCCGTCCTCCGACCGTTCGATGCCGACCGTGCTGCCCGCATGGCCGCGCCCGCGACCATCAGGGCAGGCCGATTCTCTCCCGGAAGCGGGGGAGAGAACGGAAAGGAAAGACCGCAGCGGTCGTAGATCATGGACGTTCGACCGGGAACCCGACCATGGGGACGCCCTCATGATTCGTGCTATACAAAACCCAGTAAGGGGGTATAGTTGTCTCACTATGTGAGACTCCACAAAGTCTACATAAATACCGTTGGAACAGTGCCGAAAACACGCAAAATATACCCCCTTTACACGAATTAACACTCTCGTTACATGTTCGTAACATAAAAACCGCCATTTTCCAACGATTTCAAATTTGCGTGTTGCGGTCACACGTGACCGCAGCGTGACCGCAAATGACCGCAAGTGACCGCAACCCCCCGTAATGTCGAGAAAACGTTGGAACGACGCCGTTTTCAGCACATAAAACAGGCCAAAAAACGGCAAAAACACGGTAATACTAGTAAGTAAACCTACTCTTATAATATTAGAATTAAGTAAACCTATAAGAACTTGAATTAACCCAAGAGTTTACTTAACCTGCGAGAAAGAAAAAATGTTTTAATTACTCGCTTCGCTCGTAATTAACACATCAAAAAGAAAGTCCGCGTGCTAAAATCGCGTCATAAGCCAGCCAAACGGCTTGACAAACCGCCAGCAGGCACTCCGCGACCGGTCGGCATCTCCCCGCCGCCCATCTCCCCAAACGCAACCACGAAGGACAATCCGCCCCCAATGCAATTCGAATCCGCCGAAGAACAAGAAGCGTTCCTCTCCAAAGCCGACCACCTCCACAAGTGGAGCGGCGAATACCAATACGAAAACCTCCTTCTCGACGTGCTCCAAAACGGCATCCCGTCCAACGACCGCACCGGCGTCGGCACCATCAGCCTGTTCGGCACACGAATGGAGTTCGACCTATCCAAAGCCTTCCCCCTCATCACTAGCAAGAAGGTCTTCATCAAAGGCGTCATCTACGAGCTTCTATGGTTCCTCAAAGGCGACACCAACGTGCGTTGGCTACAGGAGCACGGAGTGCACATCTGGGACGAATGGGCGGACGCCAACGGCGATCTGGGACCCGTCTACGGATGCCAGTGGCGAAATTGGCCGACCGACCTCGGCGGCATCGACCAGATCGCCAACGCCATCGAGACCATCCGCGAAGACCCGCACTCCCGACGCATCATCGTCAACAGCTGGAACGTCGAATCCCTAAGCCGGATGGCATTGCCGCCATGCCACTGCCTGTTCCAGTTCCATGTGCGCGGCGACAAGCTCGACTGCCAGCTGTACCAGCGTTCCTGCGACATGTTCCTCGGCGTGCCGTTCAACATCGCGGAATACGCGCTCCTGACCATGATGGTCGCCCAACAGACCGGCTACAGGCCAGGACGGTTCATCTGGGTGGGCGGAGACACCCACATCTACAGGAACCACCTGAAACAGGTCGTGAAGCAGCTTGAACGCGAGCCGCGCCCGTACCCGCATATGAGCATCGACAAGGCGTCTGGCATCGACGCGTACACGTATGACGACTTCCATCTGACCGACTACGACCCATGGCCCGCGATCAAGGCACCGGTGGCCGTCTGATACATAAAAAAACGGGGACATCCTCATAGAAAGGATGTCCCCGTTTTTTTTTTATATGCGGTCACATCATGCTGTCCGACGACACCGCGATGAGCACGACCACTACACACAGGACGATGCCGAGGCCAAGGAAAATCCACGCGTTCGTCACATGGGTTGAATTACGCGAGTTGATGTACTTCAACGCCTGCTCCTTCACCTTGCGCTCCACCTTGTCTGCATCATCCTCAGACTCGGCAACGCTCTTATATAACTCGGCCAACGGCTTCTGCTTGCCACCGGCATCCTCCATGCGCTCCAATTCGTACTGCGTCTTCCAATCGATCACGCCGGACATGCGGATGCCGTTCCTCACGGCCATCTGCGTCAACAATACGAACACGGCGAAACCGACGAACACAGCCGCGATGGCGATAAGAAAACCCATGATGCTCTCCTTTGCTCTCCTGCAATATGTCTCAACAGAGATTATCCCCCCAATTGACGGCTGATAAATCATGGGCGTTTCTCAAACAAGCCATCCTTGAGAATCTGCCTGTAATCCGTAAGAACCTGCATGGTCACGTCCAGCTCCGCCGCCATATGCCAGGTGTCGCCGTCCCACAGCTCTTCGGATATGGCAAACTCGGCCGGGCTTATCAGCATCAACGCCGTCTCGCGACGCGCCCTACGCTCGCACTTCGCGCCGAACCGCGTGCCACAGCCGAGATCACGATACTTCGCGTGCACAAGCTCATGGCATAGGGTGCAGAGCCTCTGCCGGTCGTTGAGCCAGTCGGCAAGCCATATCGTCCGCAGCCGGTCGCAGTACAGGCCGCAGGTAGTGCCTGGAATATCGGATTCCAAAACCTTCAAACCCATGTGCTCGGCCTGACGTTCCAAAACGTCGATGGTGATTCGTGACATTGTTCCCTTCGTATTATTAGGCGGCGGCATCATAAGTGAATGCCGCCGCCATATTCATTGCTGTGTCAGTCTTCAGGTGTTTCGGCTTCGAGTCTCGCGTTCGGATCGTCGTTCGCGGCCATGTCGAACTCTTCACGGTAGATGATCGGACTGTTCACCCAGTCGGCGTCCGCGTTTTCCTTGAGACGGCGTGCGAGTTCCTGAAGCAGCTCGTCATTCGAAGCGTCATGCAGCCTTGCGACGGTCTTTCCGTTAGCCATCTCGTCGGCCCTTATATATCCGAACTCAACCAGAGCCTCTACAGGATTTTCGTCATATGCTCTAGCGATGATGATTACCGACTCGGCGCTGAACTCGCATCCTTTGTTGTATTGACGCCAGAGGGTTGAGACGCTGAGTCCGGTCTTGTTGCTGATTTCATTGATCGCCGCATCATGCGTTAGCTGTGCGAAATATGTTTTTTTATCCATGTATTTCATTATGAAATAAAAACTCTTTAATGTCAACACGCCGAAAAGGTGTTTCGACTTAAAAAATCTATTTTCACTGTGGTATATTACTTTTCAGGTTGAAAAACAAAATGCTTCACAATGAAAGGAACAGTGCTGATGGCTGAATACAAAATGCAGTTCCGAGACGGCTTCCTAGACCGAACCAAACAAATGAGCGGCCTCAAAACGGACGAAGCCTTCGCCGGAGCAATAGGAGTCAGCGAAAGCGTCCTAGCCAGAGCCAAAAAAACCAACGAATGCACACCACTCATGCTCATAGGACTCTACAAAGCATTCGGCTTCCAACCCGGAGAAATCGCACAAATCAAACAAACCGCCTAACCACACCACACAACGCCAACGAGCAAAAGGACAACCAATGAAAATCAGCACACCACACGGCACTCTCAAAGGCGACAACATCGAAACCATCCTCAAAGAGCATGGATATGACTGCCTGCATGATGCCGACCTGCGCGATGCCTACCTGGGCCACGCCGATCTGCGCTACGCCGACCTGAGCGGTGCCGACCTGCGCGGTGCCAACCATGTACAACTCAGCATCGCCAAAACCAGCATCCTTCCGGACGAAGGCGACATCATCGGCTGGAAAAAAGCATACGTAGACGGCACAATGCTACCGAAATCAGTCATTGTGAAACTCCTCATTCCGGCCGACGCGCAACGCTCCAACGCCACGGGGCGCAAATGCCGCGCCAGCACAGCGCGAGTGCTCGACCTGCAAGACAAGCAAGGCAACAGCCTTCCACCAGACACCATGGCATACAGCGGATACGACACAGACTTCACGTACAAAAAAGGCGAAACCGTGCACGTCGAAGACTTCGACACCAACCGGTGGAAAGAATGCGCTCCAGGCATCCACTTCTTCATCACCCGCATCGAAGCAGCCGAATACTAGGAGGCTCCAAGTGAACAATGAAATCCAGCGATTCGAGTTCAAGGGCGAATCATTACGCGCCCTGACCAACATGGCGGGGGAGCCTTGGTTCGTCGCCAAGGACGCATGTAACATCCTCGGCATTGACACAAATCATCTCCGCGAAGCTCTTGATGATGACGAAATCACAAACCTCCGTAATTCGGAGGTTTGGAATCAGCCGGGGCGTGCGCCTCTCATCATCTCTGAGCCTGGCTTGTACAAGCTCATCATGCGCTCGCGTAAGCCGGAAGCGAAGGAGTTCCAACGCTGGGTGACACACGAGGTGCTGCCGTCCATCCGCAAGCATGGCGCATACATGACCCAGCAGACGTTGGACAAAGCGCTCACCAGCCCGGACTTCCTGATCCAGCTCGCCACCAAGCTGAAGGAGGAGCAGGAGAAGGTCAAGGAACTGGAGCCGAAAGCCAAGGCGTTGGATGACTTCACGAACATTCCTGATGCTCTGCTTGTCCGTGACGCAGCGAAACTCCTAAGCAACGATTCCAACATTCAGATCGGTGAGCATGAGCTGCGCCAATGGCTTGTGGATAACGGTTGGATTTACCGGCAGCCTAACCAGTCGTGGTGCGCGGCGTCAAGTCGCGTGAGGCAAGGCCATATGGTCATGGTGTCCTCCCGTTCTCACGGAATCCACAAGGATGGCACGCCATTCGCCTATCCGCCGACCCCGAAGCTGACACGCAAGGGATTGGCGCTTATCCACCAGCGGTTGTCCGAACAAAGTTTCGAGCGAGTGCTTGATGCGGAGGTGGCGGCATGACGTTGTTGAATCCTCCCGCGCCACCACAGGAGTTCGTTCTTGACGAGGGTGGGCACTGCGTCTTCCGTATCAATGATTGGAAAGGCGGGTCAATCGTTGAAAAAGATGGACTCAAGACGAGCACGTTGTATGAGGTTTCAGAATCGAAACTGGCTGCGTTCATCCAATGGGCTTCCGACGTTCACGGGCAATCACGATAGGAGACAGTAATGAAAGACGATTACAAGACCCGCATGGTCGAAGAATACCACGAACTCAAAGAACGCATCAGCAAACTCGATGATGCCGTCACCAGATACAAGAGGGGAGAGCTTGAGTTCAACCCGAAATGCCTTGGCGGCATGACCGTCGCCCAACTCTACATCATGCAAGACTACTTGCACGTCCTCTTCGACCGCATCAAAGCCATGGGCATCAGCCTCGACTCCGACGACGAGCCTGACAAAAAGCCACTGCCACCTGAACCGCAATCGCATGGATTCTTCATTCCACGCGACGGCTCGCCATACCTGATTCTCCATGACATGGACGACACATGGTCATACGTGAAGAACAAGCCGGGCGTCATGAGCAAAATCCACAATTGGGCTGAACTTACCTACGGTGTCAACTTATTCAGTGGATACCGCCACTGGAACGAACTGGTCAAAGACTTCCAAGATTCAGCGTTCCCTCTCATCCCGTTGAATTTCTCAGGTATGCCGGCCATCGCCAAGGCGCTCGCCGACAGCAAATGATTCTTCCCCATCCGCCTGCAACCCGGATGGGGACCCATAAGCTTCGCCAGCCACTCCGATAAACAATCAAACAGTGGAAAATTGAACGTTTATCGAATATCCACGTTCACCGGCTGGCAAAGATGGAACATCCCATGATGTCCCATGCCGTGGCGAAACACATCCAAACGAACCGTCACAAGCGTTTGCATACACGCGCCACCACGGCAATCGTCCAAGCCCACGCAGTGGGAACAGGAACCGTACCACAAGACCATCGTCAATCGAACCAGACACCACATCTTCTCCTTTCTAAAAGGCATAAGACGATGATCTTGAACGGTTCGCGGTCCGAATCCGCGCTTGGACGCCAGCGGCATGACGTCAACGCCACCCATCGGGACGAAGTTTTTCACTTGGTTTTCTCCGTCCCGCATCGGGAACGATGGTCGGCCAGACTGGTTTCCTTATTTTCCCAGTCGCCCCGCACACCCTTTTGCGAGCCAACCGTCCAGCGTCATGCCGCAACCCGCCTACCCCAACCACCAATCCAAGGAAGGAGCACACACAAATTGACGGCACCCATCATCTTCGAAGACGGCATCCTCACCAAAGACGAGGCAATCGCCTTCACGAAGGTAGGAAAGAAAACATTCGAAGACCTGTACGGATTTCTCGGATACCAATCCGGCCAAAACAAACTCTTCACAAAAAAGGAACTCCTACTCCGATTCTACGAAATCAAGGACCAAGCAAAGGAGATCAAACAATGACCACCAGACGACTAGTCACCCCGAAAGACATACGAGACAGACAATTCCGACTCTCATTCCCATTCATGGGATACGACGCCAACCAAGTTGACGACTTCCTAGACGACTGCGCGCTCACCATCCACACCCTCTGGAACGAAAACCGGAAACTCGCCACGGAAAACAGACGACTCCAACACGAGAACCAAACCCTCAAAACCGACGTGAGCTTCTACAAGCTCGCAGTAGACACCATCGAACACCAACCCAAGGAACAACAATGACCAACACCCCCGAATACGACTTCAGCGACCTCCGCCCGGACGAACTCAACTCCACCATCGCCGGAACCACCGCACTGAACAAACGAAGCGCCGAAGCCCTCAAAGCCGCAAAGGAAGAATGGCGGCGCAGGCATGACGGCGGCGATGAGGAGCACGCCGTGTTCGCCGGACTGGATGCGGGTGAAATCAGTCTCAGCAAAGGCACCGAAGGCCATTACGTGGTCGTTGACGAGCGTGCGTATGGTGCCATGCTGCATGACAGCCGTTTCCTCATCCCCGGTGGGAACGATGCGGCGGAGGCCGTGTGGATGCCACGCCCCGAAGCGAAGTCGGAAGCCTATCTGAAGGACATGATCGCGGACCATGGCGGCGAACTCCCTCCCGGCGTCGAGTTCAAGCCGGGACGCGCCCAGACCGTAACGCTTCGCACCACGAGAGGATTCGTGGACAAGGTTTTCACCAGCGAGATAGCACCGAAGATGTTCCAGATGCTCACTTCGACCAAGGAAGAGTAGCCATGTGCAAAAGCCTTACCATCACCAACGAGCAGGACACTTGGAGCCGCGCCCAGCTCGCGGCACTGTCCCAGCTTGGAGTGCAGAACGCGCAGCCAGCCGACTTGGCGGTGTTCCTGCACCAATGCCAGCGTACCGGACTTGACCCTTTCAGTCGTCAAATCTACCTGATCGAACGCCGTCAGAAGCAAGGCAACGAATATGTTTCCAAGCAGACAATCCAAGTCGGCATTGACGGTTTCCGTCTCATCGCCCGTCGTGCGGCGGACAGGAACCATGAACTGTTCAGCGAGCCGGAAACCCTCTGGTGCGGAGAGGATGGCGTCTGGCATGACGTGTGGATCGCCCAGACCCCTCCAGTCGCGGCGAAAGTCACCGTCCGCCGTGGCGAAGGCGAGTTCACCGGCGTGGCCCTCTACAGGGAATACGTCGGAACCCGTTACGACAAGAATCTCCACAGGCAGGTCCCCACCAGCATGTGGGCTTCGAAACCGGTGACCATGATCGCGAAATGCGCGGAAGCCCTCGCATTACGCAAGGCGTTCCCGCAGGATTTGAGCGGCCTGTACACGACCGACGAGATGCAGCAGACCAACAACGAGACCGAAGAGGAAATGGTCGAAGCTGAAGTGGTTGACGAGCAGCCACGCCAGAAGCCACGGCAATACGCTCCGCAGGTCCGTCAAGGCCAGCCGGAGCAGGCCGCTGCCCAGGCTCCACCCAATGGTCCCGCCAGTCCCGACCAGTTGAAGACAGTCACCGACATCCTCCGCGCCTGCCAGATCAAACCGGATGAAGCTGACGCGTTCATCCAGAAAATCCTCCACGACCAGACGGCCACGAGCGTGAGCCTCACGGCAGTGCAGGCACAAACATTCATCAACGAATACCGCAAGCACATGCAGCAGCAAGGAGCAGCACAATGAAATACGACCCGAAGAAACTCACCTACGGCGACGCGCTCAGAATCTCGACAGCCAACATGACCGTCACCGTCAACGTCGGAGGCGTACATGTCACCGGCAAGCTGAAGCACCTCGACATGGACGACGCGCTCGCCTGCGACGATCCCGCGCTCCGTGATCTCATGGCATTGTCGCTCATCATCAAGGACAACGAGTATTTCGTCGTCCGTGACGACGATAAGGGAACCCTATGCCCGGCCATCAGATTCGACCATGACCTGAACGTCACTTGGAACACGATCATCTCCATCGAAGAGAATCCCGACGACGGCGTGGAGCTGGACTTCGACGACTGGAAGGCGACGCTCGTCAAGGTCGAGACCCCCACCGCCGACGAGGACAAGCCAACCGACGACACCCAAGCCGAGGAGTGGGAGAAGCAGCTTCCCAAGGCCAACGGATTCTACAAGGCCGCGACTGGCAGCGTATGGCTCCACACGGGCGACACTTGGACGCCCATCCTGGACCATCACGGCAACGTTCCGCCGCACGCCTTGCAGCAGACCACCGAGGCATTCGCCGTCAGCAGCGGCCATTCGAAACGATTCCCGTTCGAACGCCTCAGCGAGAAGAAACTGCCGACCCGTCCGGGCTTCTACCGCAACAAGGACAAGACGAACCTATACCACCTCAACAGTTGCGGCGTGTGGAAGCTCATCGCCTACATGGGACCGGACTTCAACTTACAGATGAAGGACCCATGGGATTCACCACTCGTACCGGTGTTTGGTGGCGAGGTCGTGTCCGAGAGACGCGTCCGAAACGACATGCCTCTCCACTACTGCACCCTCGGTCTCAAACAGCCGAAGGAAGCGGTCTGCGAGGCGAACTTTTGAACATCACCAGACGAGCCGGATGCACGTGCGCGTACTGCGTGCGTCACGATCCAGTCAAGACGGGACTCATCCCATACTGCCGTAAATGCGGCAAAAGCACTTGCGCCGCCGCGCGAAGCCACATGATCATGTGCAACGTCGAAGCGTCCAACAGCCACAAGACGGCTGACCGTCTCAAAAACATGAAAGCCGAAGACCAGCAGGGATGGGTCGGACTCGAAACCCATCCACGACACGACAAGGAGAACAAGCAATGAGCACTCCGACCATCATCCTCGTGGGACGAATCGTCAAAATCAAAAAGGACGGCAACCTGTTCAACGCCGGAACCACGAAGAACGGCAAGAACTACATCCAGTTCCGCATCCTCTGCTCCAACAGGGTCAAGAACCCGGACGGCTCATGGGGTTACGGCGCATCCTGCTCACGCACCTGCGAAGCATGGAACGATCTCGCCACGCACATCCAGAACAGCATCAAGGAAGGCGACGAGTATATCGTCATCGGCAACGAGTCCGATGATCGTTTCGATGATTCGTCCGGCGTCACCCACTACACGCAGAAGGTCAACGTCCGCGAGATCGGTCCGAGTCTCCGATGGGGCACCGCCCAACTGGAGAACGCAAGCCAGCAGTACGGCCAACGCCAGACCGCATCCGCTCCCGCTCCCGCCATGCCGCAGCAGGCAGGCCCCGACCCGTGGAGTGGCAGCGGATTCGACGGGTTCGGACAGCCAGCAGGAGAACCGGCGTTCTGATGCCACGCAACCGACAGTCGGCCAAAAAAGCCGGAACGGCAATGGAAACGGCGGTGGAACACTACCTGCAATGGGCGTTGAACGACCAACGCATCATCCGCCGCCGTCTCCACGGCAGCGACGACCTAGGCGACATCGCGAACATCTTCTTCCACGGACAGCCGGTATGCGTGGAAGTCAAGAACACCAAACGCCTCGACGCCACGAAACACTACAACGAGGCGGTAGAGGAGGCCGGAAACCTTGACAGCCCCTACCCGTGGGTCGTGCAGAAGAAACCACGCGTCGGCCTGTCCACACTCGAACGAATCGGCCAACAGCTCGCATACACGGATCTGGAAACCTACCGCACCATGTGCGCGCTGGCCGGACGGTTCACTGAAAAATTCGACATCGACCTCATCGGGCGGAGCGGACAATACGTCTGCATCACCTTGGAGAACCTAGCCCTCATCCTCAACGACGGACTGCCACTCGGACCGGAAGGACAATCATGACCGCGATAGTCGCCACATGCGCCCTCATCGTCAGTGCCATCGGATTCGTCATCATGCTCGGCTCGTTGGACCTCATCGACCGTAACAGGCCGTCAGGCGACTGGCTGTGGATATTGGGCATGACCCTAGTGGAGGGCGGTTCGATAACCATCCTCATCGACATCGGGATAGGACTCATGACATGACGGGAGAATCTGAAGTGAGGGACGGCTACACCCGACTCGACAACGGATTCTGGGCCGACGCGAGGATATGCAGGCTCCGCGACGAAATGCCAAGAGCGGCGCTCATCTACGTCATGGCATTGAGTTGGTGCAGCTGCAACCTCACGGATGGAGACATCGACACCGACCAGCTGACGTACACGCTTGGCGCATCCGAACAGGAGATCGAAACCCTCATCGACCTCGGCCTGTTCCAACAGACCATCACCGGCGTGCGCATCAACGAATACCAGTCGAACGGGAACCACACCAGAAAAGAACTCGCCGACCGGACGGCCAGCAACACGGCACGCAAACGCCGAAGCCGCGCACGACAGGAATCCGACGACAAGTATTCCGCCGATTTCGAAACCTTCTGGAAAGCGTATCCACGACACGTTGACAAGCGTCCCGCCTGGAAAGCATGGAAGAACGCCATCCAAGACACGGGCGCGGACACCATCATCAACAGCGCACGAGCCTATGCCAGACAGGTCGAGATCGAAGGAACCGAACCCAAATACGTCAAATACGCGGCCACATGGCTCAACGCGGCGGGGTGGGAAAACGAATACGACATCCGACCGACCCTCACCCTCCGCACCAATCCGACCATGATGAGCCGTAACGAATCGAACCGCATGGCGAACCTCAACAGGGCATGGCAGTACATGAGCGACGAGGAACGCCAGCGGGCGATGGGAGGAACAGGATGATAACCAAAGGAGAGGCCGCGATGCTGCTGACCACGATCAACGCGCATCACGGCAACGCCCAATGGGACGACCTGCAATTGGACGAGTTCTACCGCGAACTCGACAAGCGCAACAGCATCCAAGACATGCGTACGGCGGTCGTGAGATTCTATGCGACCAAATCGGACAAGTGGATGCGTGCCGCCGACATCAACATCCTCTGCAAGAAAATTCGCGCAAGCCGGATTCCCGACGAGAACACCATCCAACAGCTCGCCGCCAAGCATCACGTCACGGCGGACGACTATTGGGAGTTCAAACGTCGCGTCGTCTTCGGCACTGCGCGGGAAGCCCAAGAGTTGGGCGAAGCCGTCAGCAAGGCCCTCGAACAGGCCGACCGTCCGCAAATCGCATCCAAGCCCATCGCACGCCAGCCAACCGTGGACGACGATCTGGGAGACCTGTTCAAAACACCATGAGCAAATGGAAGGAAACCAACAAGTACGGCATCCGTGAAAGCAAAGCCGCCTACTGGCGTTACACGCGGCGGATGAACAAGGAAGCCGAAATCCTCAAGGAACTCGAACCACAGCCTCCCACGCATGTGGACCTGACCGGACTGGAAACCTATATCCAACGATTACGTGAATCCAAGGAACCAACAATGGACGACAATTATCTCATCTGGTTCGATGTCGAAACCAGCGGACTCGACCCAATGTCCGACAATCTACTGGAAGTCGAAGCCAGAATCACCGACATGAAGGGCCTTCAGGTGCCATTCGCCGACGACCCCCTGATATTCCATAGGGTCATCCGTTTCGATGACAACACGCCAATCCGCGCGTTCAACAGCACGACTATCGACATGCATTCCAGAAACGGACTCATCGGCGAATGCATGAACGCGGAAGACACGCTCAAAAACGTGGACAAGCAGATGGCCGTCTGGCTCATCGACACGGGCCTCGACCCCGGTCTCATGCATCCAGCCGGAACCAACGTCCACTTCGATATCCGATGGCTCGACGTGAACATGCCCAACACGAGCGGCATCCTCCACAAGCTCAGCCACCGGCGACTCGACCTCACCAGTTTCCGCCTCTTGCGACTCGCCCGCGTCGGCGACCCATACGATTGCGTCCACGAACCCACGCATCGCACAACCGACTGCCTCAACCGCGACATCTTCGAATACAAAACCATCATCAACCAGCAAGGACAGTGAAAATGACCCTAGAAACCCTCGAAATCCAACCGCTCACCCCAAACGCCACAGTCACCCGCGCCCACGACGCGGACGCCGGACTCGACCTACACTGCATCGAAGACTTCCACATCGACGGACTAGGACGCATCGCGGTGGGAACCGGCATCGCGATCAACCTGCCCGAAGGCTACATGGCACGAGTCTGCCCACGTTCCGGCCTTGCCAGGAATTACGGCATCGACATCCTCGGCGGCATCATCGACGCCGGATACCGTGGCGAGATCAAAGTCATCCTGCATAACACGTCCACCAGCCGCATCAACTTCCGTTGCGGCGACCGTATCGCGCAACTCGTCATCACGCCGGTGGAAACCCCCAGAATCCGCAAGGTCGTCGAATTCACCGACACGACGGAACGCGGAGGAAACGGATTCGGCTCGACCGGACGATGAACGACGGGAACCAGTCATGAAACGAAACGTCTACACCATCCACGGACAACGATTACGAAACACACAAGCGTCAATGCTTGTCCACATCGTCGAAACGCATCGAATGCCATCATCCGCATTCTACGCGAAACCATTGGCCACGTTGGGTTCCCTCATCGACAGGAATCTCATCATCCCCCTCGCGGACGGCACCTACAAGCCAACCAAGCAAGGCATCGAGACCGCCGACGCGATCAAACGATTAGACAAGGAAGAGCCAACACGACGGCCAAACATCGTCCAACGTGGCATCAACCGAAACTTCAACAAGTACTGGAACGACTACTACTCGCATCCACGCACATACGAATACCACCCGACGTTGGAAACCATCTGTGAAAGGAGCCGATGATGCAGACACTCAGCCCGAAACAGCAGGAAATGCTCACTGACGTGAGCAACATGCAAGGCCAATATCAGGCCGTCGATAACCAGACAAGCAGGGCACTGCTTCGTAATAAGTTCATCCGTCAAGTGAATGACCGATTCGAGACGACCAAGGAAGGCGAACGACTGCACATGGAAATCGTGCATCAGGCGTTCGAGAAGGCAAGGATGGCGTTAAATGACTGACAATATCAATCCATCGCATTACAAGGATGGCCCGTTCGAATGCATCGAACTATCCCGCCTGCTGTCAAGCGACTGGGGGCAAGCCGTCCAATACTGCTTCAGATGGCAGCACAAGAACGGTGTCGAAGACCTCAAGAAGGCGCTCTGGTTCATCAATGACGCAATCACGCATAATGTGCCGTTCTTCGCCGCGTGCTGCAAACGGAACGCTGACATTCTCGAAGCTCAGGCAATCAGGCTTCTTGGCATCCTACAGGCCGAGAACTGGGCTGATCTCGAACAGTTCTGGCGGAACCTCAAGTGGGGAGACCGCGTGGACGTGCTCGAAGCCCTCACCGAAAAGATCAATGAAATCGAAAAGGAAGGAAAGTAATCATGGAACACATCGTGCAGTTCGCCATCAACATTGACGACAAGACCATCCAGAACCGTATCGAGGAACACGCCTACACGGACGTGCTCAACAAGCTCACCAAAGAAGCCACGGACACTGTTTTCGCGCACACCAACGCGTATTCGCGGGAAAACATGTGGAAGACCTTGATGGGGGGCGCTTTGCAAAGCTTCCTCGAAGAACGCAAGGACGAGATCATCGACAAGGCCGCGAACATGCTCGCCGACCGGTTCCAACGGACGAAGAAGTATCGGGAAGCCATGGGTGCCGCCATCGAAAAGGACGGTGAGTGATGGACGGATTGGACAAGGTCAAGAAAATTCTGATTGTCGTACTGGTGGTATCCCTCGCCGCAACGCTCTTCCTGATGGGAGTAAGCATCTACTCGTACTGGTACGTGGGCACGCATCATGATTACGGCATGAAGACGGTCAATACCGGCGACGTGACATGGGTCTGCCTCACCGACCACGGCACGACCATCGGCTGCGACACCGTGGAGGAATACCAATGAACGACGTATGCACGTTGGACACAAGCATCTGGACCGGCTACATCATCTGGCCGAAGGGTGATATGAGACTGCATACATGCCGAGTGTACAAGACGCTCCAAGAGGCATCGGATGCGGCACAGGAGCATGCCGACTCCCACCACAGGCCGTACGAGGTGCGCGTAACCTGCGATACTTCGCAGCGGATTATTAAGACCTTCGAACCAAGGAAAAGCAAATGAATGAAGAAGTACAAGTGGGAACCACCCGCGTCACATTCCATGTGACGGCGTTCTACCCGCCGATGGATATTGCGGAAGCCTGTGTGGACGTACCGATGTACGTGACCACCGGCGAAACGATTGGAAACCATGAAAAAGGCAGTGTCCCAGCCCACGTGCAGAAGGATTTCGAAAAGAAGGTAGAGCACGCATTGCAAGTGTTCGCCGACACGCTCAAAGCATCATTCAAGGAGGAGTCCACGGATGTTCAACAGAAAGCATAGGAAAGTCCGATACGTCAAATGCCCGTACTGCGGCAAAAGCCCAGTCCGCATAGAAGGCCGCAGCTTCACAGACAAGAACCAGATCGTCATGCATTACAAGTGCCCAAAAAATCATCTGACCACCGGCGACACGCCATATCCAAACCGAGCATTGGAACTTTGGCTTCTCACAGTCGGCAAGGTGCTGAAAGTCGATGACGTGATAAGCGACTACTTCGCCAAAAGCAGAAGAAGGAGGCAGTCCGATGACCGAGCATGAGGACTACTGCGTGAGCATCCGCAAATCCTACAGAGCGCCCGACTCCACGCCGGTCGGATGCGCGGTTGTGTTATGGGCTTGGAGTAGTTACGACGAAACATGGCGGTATGCGGCCAGGCGTGAATACCTGTTCGCGGGCTACAACGGCAGTCACAGGAAGGCGTTACGGCAGGCGAGACGGGACGCGAGAAAACTCGCCGGAATATTCGACTGCACCAACCATGACACCAACGAGAAAGGAATGTGGCAATGAGCGACGTGCACGAATCATTGACGGACTGGCGGACACTGCCCGCGAACATACTCGCCGGGCATAGGGCGATAGTCCAACTCGACGAGGGCACGATCATCGACGGCTATCTGGAACATGTGCCGTCGAAGCTCCGCAAGGAACTACGAGGCGCGACAGAAGGAATCCGCGAATCATTGACGATCGAAGGCGTATACCAGCCGGTAATCATCAGCGTGAATGCCGGTGAGAAGCATCTAGCCAATGGAGTGAAAGCCGTGAACATCCTCAAGGAGATGAGCGCATGAGCGACGCATTCCACACAGACCACGAACCGACCGACTTGCAAGGGGATATGAAATGAGCGTGCTATACCACGGTGGGGTTCCAGACCTGAAACCCGGCGACATCATCGAACCAGGGCACAGTCGAGACAATTACGACGATTGCCCCATCTGCCGCGCCAGACGCGAAAAAGGCGCGTCGGCCATCGAAGGCACCGGCCACCCGGAACAGGTGTACTGCACCAGATACCGTGACTACGCCGCACTCTACGCGTCAATGTACGGCAAAGGCGACGTGTATCAGGTGCGTCCGGTCGGAGAACTCGAAGCCTCCATCGGCGAGGATTTCGAAGGCTGTTACCGTTGCGACCGGCTGGTGGTTGTCAGGGCCGTCGAAAGACACGTCACCCTCACTCCGAAACGTCGCCGGAAGGTAATCCGGCTCATGCAGCGTTTGGAGGGTGGCATATGCCTGAACCCGCTGCCACGAAACGCCACCCCGGAAATGATCGAACGTTGGGCGGCGCGAGAATACGCCGACATGCGGCACATCATGCGCGAAGCCGAAATGAGCATCAAATGAGCATAAGAACAACCTACTTGGCGACATGCGACGAAATGAGCCTTACCGAAGTCTGCTGGAACATTTCAAGCGTTTTCATCGTTATCGTCTTGGGCGTGATGGCGGTATTGGCGATGCTGACACTGTTTGCGATAGTGGCGGCGATATTCACTTCCAGTTCACAAGACAAGGAGGAACACCATGGTAACGAACGTGAGTGAAAAAGACAAAGCATTGCAGGAAGTCATCGACTTTCTGGAAAAAGAGTGGGATGCAGCTAATAACGCTTCTGATAATCCAGACGAAGAAGTGCTGAAGTACGACTTTTACGACGGAATGACGACGGCTTACGAGCATGTAATCAATTACTGCCGTCACCTGCTCGGCTATTCCGGCACCATGCCCAGTGAGGTTCCGAATCAAAGCGAGGATGCGAAAAAATGAAATGGAAACCGGATTGGTCGGACATCGCCGACAACCTGCTGACTGGACTGATGGCGGTGGCTGCGGCCGCAATATTCATTTTCTTCTGCGTTTGCGTATGGAAAGGCGTGACAACCGAAAGAACCATCATCATGCGCGACGGAAGCCAATCATACGCCTGCGAGATCAGCGACATAAGCCTGACCCCATACGACTGCAAGCCAATCGAGGACACGGAGGAATAATTATGTGGTTCAAACGCAAACACAACGAATACGGGTGTCCAATGTGCGGCAGACTACCCAAAATCATTAAGGGCGTTACACGGGCCGGTGTTTATCTCAAATCGATATACCGTCTACAATGCCCCCGAAAACACATCTCTACATGCTGGTACAGCTACCCTGATGACGCAAGCAGACAGTGGAAACAACTAGTAGACGAATACAAGAGGGAGGACGCGAAATGAGCGCGTACCAACCTGTTCTTGACCCTGCTTGCGGCGGGCGAATGTTCTGGTTCGACAAATCAGACAGCCGTGTGCTCTTCGGTGACGTGCGCGACGAAAGTTGGGAACTATGTGACGGACGCAGATTCGAAGTCAAGCCGGACATGCTGATGGACTACCGCGATCTGCCGTTCCCTGACGAGACGTTCCGTATGGTCGTGCTCGATCCACCGCACTTGCGTAATGCGGGAGAGACGAGCTACATGGCGCAGAAATACGGATGCCTCGACCAAGAGACATGGCAAACAGATATCAAGACCATGTTCAGCGAGTGTTTCCGCGTCCTGAAAGAGCATGGCGTGTTGATTTTCAAATGGAATGAGACACAGATACCGGTCTCTCAGATACTCAAGCTCACCGACCATAAGCCACTCTTCGGCAACAAACAGCCGAACCGCACCGGAACACATTGGATCGTCTTCATTAAGGAGGACACGAAATGAGCAGTCAATACAAGGTTCGCGCGCTGTATTGGAGTCACAACGACGGCTGGTATAGCTTAAGAAACCAGGGGGTGCTTGAAGATTTACTGAACGATGGTTGGGAGATTTCACGGGTGGATGCCATATCGCCAACGAACTTTCCAGCTGGCGAATTCGGTGCCACGAACGTCTACATTCTCGAAAAGCAAAGCGAGGAAAAGCAAAGCGAGGACACGAAAAAGAGCAGTGTGTTAGAACCCCTCCCGCATGACATGGGTCTACGTATGGAATTCCTCCCGCATGACATGGGTCTACGCGTGGAACTCGATACGAACGAAACATGCTACCTGAAAAGCGGATGGAAAGAACGCTGTGGCTATATCTACGGGCTTGCTGTGAGTTATACGGATGGTTCCGGCATCATATCCGTTTCACAGCCTGACAAGCCTGTTCCCACCGCAATCATGAATAGCCACGTGAGGCTAGCAGTCTCATTCGATGAACATGAAACCGAAACCACCAAGCAAAGCGAGGATATGAAATGAGCATCGCAGATGATGAAGCCGAGAAGGCGTATCCGACCCGCTACTGGGATGGAACTCGTATCAAGGAAGAGATTTTCTGTGACACGGACGATTTGCAGGAAGCATACCTGCGTGGACGCAACGCACCACCGGCTGACGCCGAGGTCGAAGCCGTGGCGAAGAAACTGTTGTGGTGGGACATGGAATCAGACTGGGAAGACGTCATGCCCAGTGATGACTGTTTCTGGACTCTGACCGCGCCGGAGATGCGAGCCAGTTATCTCAGGGGCGCTCGGGAAATGCTCGAAATCGCACGGAAGGCGGTAAATGAATGAGCAAAGACATGGAGAAGATTATGTACATAATCAAGAAAGCGTCCTACGCGATCAACGCGATACTGATGCTCGCAATCATCATCATACAAATCACCAACAACGCGAACCCTATATCCATAGCGATACTCTCGTTCCTCTACGGAGCATACGTGACGATCGTGTTCGTCATACTGTACGAAGAACACTTGGAGAAGGAATACGAATGAGCCTACGGAACCAGGTCCTCCACTACGCGGACCTCGACTACGACGCGGACGAGATAAGCCGCCTGCTGCACGTGGACAGGAGACTCGTACTCCAAATCGAAGCCCACCGCAACGACCCCGAACCAGCCACGACAACGGAAGGAGAACAACCAACGCTAATCTGACACACACACTATACTAGACAAGTCGCCCAACGGTTGCAAACAAAGGGTTGAGGCAACAAGACCAAACACACCCAAAACGCAACCAAGGAGCCAACACTTGACGCAAACTACATGCGCGGCATGCTGGAAAACAACCGACGACAAGCATATCCTCTGCACATCCTGCGAAACCCAACTCCAATTCGATCTGCAATGGTTCGAAAACCACCTGCAAGACCTCGAATGGCGCACAAACCGCATGGACAAGACAGGCAACAGCGGAGGCGGCGGACATAACGGACTCGCCACCTCCCCGGCACCATTACGCGAAACCGCGTTCGAACTCATCGAAGGCAACGGCATGGACGACATTCCAAGCCTCCGTGACATCATCAACGAATACGCGCGATGCCTGAACGTGACCGCCCCATACGACCGGAAACTCGAAACACTCATCCGCAACATCCGGCTCACCGACAAGTGGAAGACCAGCAAGGCAACACCAACCTACGCGCGAATCATCCACCGTATCCGACGCAAGGCTCAGGAACTCCTCGACTTCACCCTCGAAGACCAGATCATCATCGGCGAATGCCCGACCGACGACTGCCACCGCATCGTGAAAGTCATTCCAAACGCCACGTTCGCACCGAAATGCCCCGACTGCGGTCAAGTGTATCCAGTCTCCGCCATCCGTGAGAACAGGCGACACAAACTCCTCGCCACGCACATCACCGGCACGCAGACCGAAATCCGCAGACTGCTCCTGCAATGCGGCATCATCGTCAAACCCGGCACCATGCGCAGTTGGGTCAGCAGGGGAGACCTGAAACCCGTCACGCCGGTCAAAGACACGCGCAAGCAACGCTACCGGCTGTCCGACGTGTACAAGCTCGCCGTCAGAAACCCCGAAAAGGAAACGAACATTTGGATGCTCCTACAGGAGGAACAAGCATGAACATCGACCTCTCCAACCCGCCATACGCGGTCAAACTCAATGATCTCGGATTCGCATACTCGTACACCGACCGTAAGAAAGGCATCATCGTCTACACTCACGCCGACCCCAAATTGGTCGGCTCCAAATGGGTTGACCATTGGAACGACATGGAATGCACCATCGACTTCGAAGATGAGAACTGCATGAAACCATTGTCATTCACATTCAAGAACCTTAGAAACGGCGTCAGCAAAACCATTCCGGCAAGCAATCTCGCCCTAGTGGAAGAAGTCATCCGATGACCGCCACTATCAGCATCACCGACAAGGGCAAGACCATCACCTACCACGCGCATCACATGCGAGACCAAATCGAACCAGTCAAACAGTACGGCATGTTCGGAGAACGATTGGACGCCCGAAAGAAACTACACGTTCTCACCTTCTACACGGAGGATTGAATTGAACGTCAACATCAAATGCTCGCCAATCCTACTACTACTGTCCGGCGTGCTGGCACTCCTGAAGATCATGGGACAATTCCCATACTCATGGATATGGGTGATCGCACCCATTTGGATACCACTACTCGCACTGGCCGGTATCACAATCATCCTGATAATCGCTTGGATTATCGGCGTCATAGGTGTACTTATTCTCGAAAAGTTCGGAGACTAATTGCAGATCAGCGTTAACACCAGTAACGGGGATGTGGCGTGCGTCATTGACACGACACAGGACGACATCATCAAGGAGGCACAATGAAAGTACTCGACTTCACCAAGAAGAAAAGCGAACTGGTAGACAAGCTGGTAAAACTCGGATTCCATTATCAAAGCACCGACAGGGACCCAGCTAGTCTGCCTGATTATTTTTGATAGAGGTAATTAAGGCGCCGCCACCGCTCAGAACAGTGGCGGCAAATTCTTTTATGCGGCAAGCTTGAGATTATGGCTTGCGAGATAGTCGGCAATCTGCTCTTCCAGCCGCGTATCAACGTCCGTGTAATAGTCGCGGTACGCGATCACACCACCCGTACCATCGAACGCGACATACGCCACACGACGGCCCATGGAATCACGGAAACCACGAGGCTTATGCACGTAAGCGCCGAACACGTCGGCTAGTTCCTTGACCGACTTACCGCCAGGAATCACCACCTTGCGCACTATGACCGCGCTGGAAGTGGCAACCACCTCATGAGGCTCAGTCTGCGGCGGAATCTCGGGAATCTCAGCCGTAACCGGCTCCGGTTCGACAACCTCAACCGACTGTGCGACAGGTGCCACCGGTTCGACAACAGGCAGATCATCATAAGTCTCACACATCTCAGGATGATCCTGCTCCATTGGAGTCAGAAACGAAACGTCACGCGACACAACCATGCCGCCATGCTCCCACGACAACACCCAACCACGCTCACGGTCAACATCAGGAAGACTCACGCCATGAACCGTATAATCACCGCAATCAGCGGACGCAATCAATCCGCCACGTTCCACGATTGACGGCACGTCACCGATCTCACGAACGGCCTGAGCATAATCCGCCCCGTTAGGGTCAAGCCATACGCCACCCTCGGTACGATACACGGCGGCAACACCACGCACCGCCTGAGCATTGACGACACCAGGAACCATACGCCACGATTCGACGTCACCCGACATGCTAAAGCGCCATACGCTCGGACTGTCAACGGAATTGAAAAACATGAAAACACCATCAGAATTGACGGCCCACAAACCGTTAACTTTATTAGACATTTCAAACCCCTTAAAAAGAAAACGTTGAAAACAAAGGGCGCGGCCCCACCGCCACGCCCCGAAAATAAACAATCGAAACCAGCAGACGCGACTAGCGCAATCCGCCGCAAATGTCCTTCACGCCATCGAGATAATCCAACTCGCCCTCGAAATCATGGCAATCCGTCGAAAGCTCACCATAACGACAACTTTCATCCGCATAATATGAGAAGTTGACGCAAAGAGGGAAATTAGGATCGATACCCACACAGCATGCCGAACCATCCATGAAAACCACCTTGATAGTGTCCTCGGGGCACATGCCGGATACAATTTCCGTATCCTTGACATTCAACCCGTGATTGTAGATCTCACTGGAAAGCTGATAAAGATCAATTTCACAGATTGGGTACGCGCTCCGGTCGAGTTCCGTCACATCCACGAACGTATCCGGCTGCGGGCCGTCTTCTGCGAAGTCGCCCTCACCGGCCACCATGTCGTTCGCCTGCTCGATGCAGTAATCGACGTCATCCACGATATAGGCTTCTTCCGGGTCATCGACGGTTTTCAACCCGCCGACCTCGAAGAAGTCAGCCGACCAGTCGGGGCCGTACTGCGTGTTTTCCTCATCCCATTCACGAATGGAGATTTCCACTGCCTTGCTGTTGTCAATAAGCCTAATCATTTCAGATACTCTCTTTCCAGCCCCCTTGCTAAAATGAGAGGGCTTAGTTAGTTAGATTGGTTAATGATTACTGAGCAATCGAGCCGGATAGCTGCAACTATCCGGCTCTACTCATTCGTGAGCGGGCATGGCCGTAAAGACGCATGCCCGCCCTAGCGGATCACTCAGAATCCGCAGAAGATTCAGAATCAGGGTCAGAATCGAGAAGTTTCCTTGGGTTGCGCACCTTGAGCGCATCGCAAATACGAATCGCGACTGCGAGACTCATACCGCTTGTCTTACGTGCGCCAGTCTCGAATGCCGCTACACGCTGATGGCTCAACCCTGCTTTGTCAGCCAGCTGTTGTTGCGTCATGCCGCGTTTCAGTCTGAGTTCCCTCATGCCCATTTCAGTATCCTTCCGTAAGAAAATCCACAGGGTCGCATTGCAACGCCTCAGACAATCGTAACGCCGTCCGCAAATACATTTGCGAAACAGGACGACCGTTCGTCTCAAAACGGGAGATGGCCGGACGTGCGATGCCGCTCAATCCGGCCAGCTCCACCTGCGTCAATCTGCGTGCCTTGCGAATGTTCTTCAATCCGACGACGCCAGCGGACACGCCGCCGCGCCACACATGCTCATCGGGGTACAGGTCCAACACGTTGCAATGCAACGCCTGCGCCAGCTTCGCAGCCGTACCCAAATACATGTTCCGCGCCTCGTCCGCATGGTTCTCATACGCCCACAGGCGCGTGAAATCCACGCCCGTAAGCGAATCTAACTGCTGCAACGTCAAACCGTTACGCTCGCGCAGATCACGCAACCCCATGATGGCTCCTTCCAGACTTAAGGACACCATATCATCGGCGGCGAAGCCACGCCGCCGACGCTCAGTCAACCCAATCAGTATCCCAGTTCAGCATGTCCACTGGAATCATGCAGCCACCGGAACACTGGACGTACAGCCAGGTCGAATATCCCATGCGAGCAGCCCTCACGCCACGGAACCATTCGCCAAGCCACTCGCACAGGAGTGACGGCAACGAACGACGACGCCAAAACGACCTGCCGGACGCATAATCGAATCCATCGTATTCGGCGATAGGGGAGAAGAAGCCATGTTTGCTCACTGTTTTTCCTCCTTGGTCCAAGGGATAATCTGATGCAACAGGTACGCCGCCGTCGTCAACTGGTCGTAAGCGGCCAGCACGTAAGCGGAATCGGGAGCGTTCCCGCTCCCAAGATTCGACAGCAATCTGACGGCCTCCAACGACTTGCCGACCACATTCGCGCACACGTCGGAATCATGGGCGTCCATCACACATGCCCCTCGTCATCGGCTTGCGTCCAGAACACATAATCAAGGTCATATTCACGAGACTTCTCGAATTGTTCCCCAATCTCAATCGGCGTCAGACCAGAAAGCACTTCAGAAGTGAACTCACAATAATCATCGGAACGAGTATTGTCGTGCAGCATGAACACCTGCTCACACCATTCAGGGAACGCTGACCAGAACTTCCGCCACGAATCCTCGGAAACATATTTGGCGAAATCATTGACGCGATAGACACCCTCATAAGGTTCAAACTCACGCTGGTAGAACGGTTGCAGACCCTCGTTTGCCATGCGTTCAATATCGCAAACGACAGCCTTGCCGATCGGCTCATCCAATGGCATTGCCTTCAGCTCGTCAACGGTAATCATCATTCTTTCCTTTCATTCAGCAGCAGAACTCGTCAGTGAGTTCCACCAGTCTTTTCAACGACGTCCGCATGAGACGCGAACGACAGCCGGCACCGGCCAGTTCCAGCCGGTTCACCATCGCCACGCGCACGGCCTCTCCGCTACTGACAGTGCAACGCGTCAGAAACCGGCCATCGGCACGCAGAACCGCATCCCGATACGCCTCCGCATCGGCCTGAGACCTGTGGCGGCGCACGCGGATTGCGCCACCCACATATTCGACGGTCCACAACGCGGCCATGTCAGTCAGCCTCCCCAAGACGGTCGAACATCTTGTCATACGCCTTGCGCACAGCCGACAGGCCATTGCGGTACGCGGACATGCGATTCTCAGGAGTCGAAGACACAGCCAGGTCATGCTGCCAGCTAGCCGGAAACGCGATATGCTCCAACGTCCCGTCCACATCCGTCTGACGAACCTCGACATGCTGCGGGAACATGGCGTCGAACACCAGCACGCACAGCTCGAACGCCAGCCGCGTGTCCGCGTCGGCGACATAACGGAAATCATTCTCGGCCAGCCGCCGCGCCTCATCGACGTCGAACGGCAGCGTGGCATACAATGCGACGAACCGTCCGACCGTCTCGTCATCCAGACCGCCGTCAGCGAAACAGTTTTGCACGACATCGATGAGATTGTCCCGCAAATCGGGCACCAGACCACACGCGCCGCCACGGATATACGGCACCTCGTCACGGCTGAAATGCCTCTCGAACCACTGCCAGCACACGTAACCCACATAGCCGGTCAGCTCACGCGGCAGCAAGTTGACGTCGATCATCGCGCCACCTCCTCGCCGTTAAGGAAATCAACGAACTTCCGCCGCGCCACACCATCGGCGTCACAGCCCAGCAAATCATTGCTGATGACGTCATAGCCGCAGCCGGTAACGAAATAGAAATACCAATCATCGCCACCACGGCTCAGCCAGCACGAACGCACATGCTTGACAAGACCGTCGTAACGGTCGCACTTGAACCATTCCGCTAGACCCTCAGCCAGAAGCGAGTCGAAACGGAACCGTCCGACGCAGATTAAGCTGTTCTCCTCATTTTCCACGCGCTCCACGGCCTCGTCATCCAGCCTGTCGTCAAGCGAATAGCCAGCCTCAAGCGTCGCCAGATTACGCAGCAGCTCATACGAGTCGATACCGTCGAACGTCTCATGCTCAACGATTTCATCCGCGTTGAACCAAGTGATTTCCTTATAAATGCAATCGTCGAATTTCATGGTATAATCTCCCTTGCAATTAGATTTGATTGATTGATTGCATGGCCGGTCGCAGTCCCACCTGAGACCGGCACTTTCATTTCCCTATGCCGCCCCACGACAGCACCTTGCCGCCGTCAACCAGCACGTAAGACTCGCCCATGCGATTGCCAACGGACACGGCACGCCACTCGCATATGCGCTCATAGCCGCCAGCCGTACTACCGTCTTCCATACCGCACTGGGGGATATCCGACAGCGACGTGTAGCCAGCCAAGTCGGCCTGACCATAGTCAGCCGTCGCATACGTCTCACGCCACCAATTCCATTGCTGTTCAGGCGTCCCATGAGGGTCAGCCACCGGCACGGGATTGCACACCGGCGAACACGCCACGGCGAACGCCGCCACGCCCACGGCCAGCAGTCCAGCCAGCTTCACACCCTTACGCATTCCGCTTACCTCCCTTAGCGGTCTCGATATAACCAGGAAGCTTTTCCACGTCGAAATACATGTCGCCAGACACCGGGTCGGCATCATCCCGCCACGCTTCGAACACGGCATCACGGTCAGCGCCATTCAACATGGCGTCAGACACCTCGCCATCGAAGTAATCCCGCAGCCACGCGGACTCACGCCGCTCGTAATCGGATTCATCCAACACCGGGTAGTAGCGCCCATCCCTGATAATCATGTCTATCGCATATTGGACGACGGCCTGATCCGACAGTCCGCCATACCCGTCCGTCAACTCAATCGCATAGCCGACACCGCAGAACGCGCGCGACACATAACCGTAGTCGGACAGCCACCGCACGGCAGTCTCAATATTGCTTTCATCCAGCGCGCTATCGAAGTACAGCAGCCGCGAAACCTGATACGTGTAATCGTTGAACACCGTGTCGGCCACGCGGACACCCCGCACCCATTCCAGAATATCCGGCAGCACGCTATCGAACGACGGCAGACCCGCATAGCCGACACCGTCCCACACGTCCCGCAGTTCCTCGTACAAGTCGGCATCCTCAGCCGTATCCTTGCGAATCCAATGCACATACATTTCTTTTTCCTCACTTTCAGATTGATTGATTTTCAGCGAGACAACGTCAGAAACAGCCCTGAGTACCACAGCTCCAAGTCGAGAGCCTTAAGCGCCCTGCACGCGGCCACATAGTCGCCCGAATCCATGCATTCGACAAACTGCTGCGCATAGGCGCACGTCTCAACGTCATCGGAAGATATGAAGTCCAGCAAGTCGTCAAGGCCAGGCCATGCGCCCCTAGAATCATCGACAGTGCATTCCTCAAGGTTGTACAGGTGCCACGTCATACCGTCGAGATTCCAGCAATCCGACCCTTTGCCGTTCAGTATGTCGCCTAACGTCTCAGGCCAATCCATGAACTCGTAATCGGCAATGACGCTCAGGCTTAGATTGTGCGCTTCATACAAGTCGGCCAACCGTCCCCAGTCGGCTTCGGCGGAACCGTGGTTGTACACGTCCCATATGCCCTTAATCTCGTCGGCCATATCCTTGTACCCGGACGGCGGCACCGGACTATCATTCCCACGCATGTATGCAAGAAGCTCAGGCGACGGCGCTGTGACAACGTCAAGACTGGAACCGTCCAAACCGCCCGGAAACTCAGCGCCATTGAATGAATACAACTCCAGCTCGCCGCCGCCCCGTTCGGACTCGTGCAAACCATGACGCCCCGCCATGACGTCGTAAAAATCATCGACGGAATTAAATCCAGACATGATTACCCACTTTCATAGAGAATGTTGATTAGCCGCCATACGACGGCACAGTGCGCGGGTGAGGAATCGCACCCCACAGAAACCACTAAGCCGCGCCATAGCCCACAGAGGGCTACAAGTCAGAACGGCAACCGCCCATCGTTGACAGCATCACGAACGGTGTGAATGACAGCCCTACCCGCCGCATAAAAATGATCGGCTAGTATGGCATCCTCGCCCAGTCCATCAAGCGCCCCAGCGTCATGCATTCTGTAGAACAGGTCAACCGCCATCAGATCAACGGCCTTATGCGGCCACCTGTCGTAAAAATCACTGGTCTTGATAAAGGCCACATAATCCACCCATGAGTCATGCCATTTTCTGTCATTGCACAGCAATAGCAATACCTCATTGGCAATGTGGCTAGCTCCGCTCTCGATATCCTTGATATCCATTTCAGTCCTCGCTTTCAGAATCATCCAGCTCGATATCGTGCATACGCGCGATAAACTCGAAGTTCTCCCGCTGTTCGTCGCTGCTCAGGGCTTTGACCAATTCATTTAGAAAATCCTCGGCCCCCAGCGTTTCCAGCAGAACGTCAAACATTTCATCAGTGGTCATTTCAATACTCCCTTTTTATTAGTTGGTTACATTAATTTTGATAGTGGTCGGCAATTTTCCTTTTAAGGTCAGCCAATGTGCGCGCCTCGATTTGCACACCACGTTTTCCGTCGTGCCATTCTTCGTTAAAAACGTAGCTCCCGCCCCAATCGGGCTTAAATTTCACCACGTCGCCCACACGTTTGCCGTCAACCGTCACGTACCGAAAATACCCGTCGTCAACGGTATTGCTGTACGACGCGCACGGCGACGTGGTCAGGCTCCGAACTTTTACGATTTTGACAGTCATTTTTTAACCTCCGCTTGTTTGTTGGTTACATTTATAAAGGTGTGCACGTCACACAAGATTGACATAATCACGCATGACCATATTCCAGCCGGTATCCTCCCAGGCATATGTGCCAACCTTAGCCATAAGGCATGGCGATAACGGGCCGGAAACGGTGGTATCCCGCAATGGCATGCACACCACCTTGTAGGTATATCCGGTGTTCGTCTCACAGTAGACGGCAGTACGGTGCGAACTCACAACCACGCGCGTAATCCGCACATCAGGCACGAAGTCGCTTGCAAGATCGACAGCCCTAGACCGCAGTGCTGCAACGCGAAACGCAGCAATAAGTGCATGACGTGCCATCGATTCCGCCGCCGAGGTGCCCTGAAATTCAAGCACCGGCATTTCACGCACCCAAAGGCGTGATACATAAGACGGTAGGGACTCACGCGCCGTAGTGAGACAGTCCCGAACGATTTTTACAGCCATTTTTTCGTTGGTATCCATAATAAACCCCCTTAAGGTCTAGTGTTGATTGGTAACTGCGTGCCACTAGAGGGTATCGCACCCCCATCAAGGTCTAAACAGTGGCGAGATGGGGCGCAACCCTTGCGGATTACGCCCATGAAGATTTTTTTTGGCTAACACCACCCGCAAAGTGGTGCAGAGGTGTATACGCACCCCCTATAGACTTTTATTGTCCGCATAGTCCCCGAACTACGTTCGTGACCAACCGCCCATAAAGCAATTGACGGGCGCTATGGTATGTCTACCCTCGCAACCCGTTATGCCGTGGTTTACAGTCAATGCCGCCAACCACGCTCACGCATGGGAAACATTGACATTGCCACCTATCTATTGGCCTATCCTCATTGGCGGTAGTCTCTCACACTACGCCAAGCGTCGGCTGTACCCACTTACGAGTTCTCGCGCTCTACATTGTCAATCGAGTTCACATACATTGCCTAGGCAAAATTAGCACTGCCAACCACGCCCACGTAGTGGGCATTATGCACACACCCCGAAAAACGCCGCCACCTAACCCCCTCCCAAAAAAAGGGGGTGAAGCTCAAACTACCGGCTTCGGTAACACTATTCATTTTTCAAGCACTCGCAACACTCGCAAACTGGACACTGCGCCTCAGCACAGCGCCCACCGTTCCACTCATGGCGGATTCGTAATACACACATGTGCACCACCTGACCGTCTCAGGTCAGGCTATGCGGTGCCTAGGCACCTAACCACCACGGCTTCATCTGCCGGTCACTACAGCCGGTTGCAAGTGGCGCGGTGTAGATACCGTGCCGACCTCACTAGGCTGACTGCCTAACCGGTTGTTGGTTATCACTATAGCACCCAATTGGGTGCAAGCAAATCAAGAAAACAGACCACGACTAAACGTTGAAACAGCGCCGTTCTATCGGCGTGTCGCAACATGGGTAGGGGGT